AAGGGATAAAAGAATTTGGGAAAAGAAAGTCGGTAAATACCACTTCTGTTTACAAATACCAAAGGTGATAACATTAAATACAGCTTATGTAGGTAAACAATTATTTGGTAGCAGAATCAATTTAACCAGATTATTCAAAAAGGACTATCACGTATATAGTTCATCAGAAAATGAAGTTTATACACAAAATTAAAAATAGATATGAGTAAAGAAAAAGAAATACCAGAAATAAATTTAAAACTGGAAGAAAAAACGGTGGAAGGTAAAATAATCACAGTACCATACATGATTGTTGAAACACCATACATCGTTTATTCTGATAAAGATGGCACCAGAAAAATATGGACCAAGAATAAATGGAAAATAGTATTGTGGTATTTATACCGAATAACTAGGATAAACTGGTTCATTAAAAAATATAATAAAATACCTAGATAATATGACAAAAAAAGAAATAAAATCTTGGATTAATAGATGGAAAAAACTAAGCCCATCAACACAAAAAGATATGACCATAAAAATTTGGGAAAAATTATTAAAATAAATTTGGATAATTAAAATATTATCATACACTAATTAAAAAAATAAAAACAATGACTAGAGAAAAATTAACAAATGGAAATAAATGGTGTCACATTTATACAGATACCGATGGTATTACAAATTACCACAATACCGAAACAAATGAAACTTATAGAGTTATTCCTGATAAATCAGCATTAGGATTTCATCTTGAATATTATAAGGATGCAGAATTAAAAGTAAGAAATTCATTTTCATTTTATGAATTAAAATCACTTGCATTATTAGCTGGAAGTAACCACTTGTTGAATAGTTTGGTGGGTGGAGAACAAAATGAAAAATAAATTTGGATAAGTAAAATATTATCATTATCTTTGTATAAACTTTAAATAAGATATTATGTCAACAAAAAGATTAACAGTTGGTGATAAAGTTAAATTCGTAATAGAATATAGAACTATTAAGAAAGGCAAAACTGAAGAAGAATATTATAATGAACTGCGACAAATTAGACGTGAAAAAAAATTAACCAGTGAAGACTATAATAATATCCTCGATAAATATTATCAAAAAAAAATTAAAACAAAATCAGGCATAAGTGAAATAATTAAGGTTGATAATTATTATCATAACAAAGATAAAGAACTACCAATATTCTATACATTAGCAAATAATGAAATAGTTTCTGATTCTGATATAGAAAGAATACCAATACATCAAAAATTCTCAGAACTATTAAATAAATCATATCGAACCGATAGCTTCTTCACAAGAAGTGGATTATTCTATAGAATAGGAGATACCATAATATTAGAATATATTACCTCAACAAAAAACGTATGGGTGGATAAACTAATAGCTGAACAATTTGATGAAGAAGAATATAAAGACATAGAAAAAGAAATAAGAAGCTTCTTCAATGACAAAGTAAAAAATGTTAGCTTCGGATTAGAACTAAATAACCATGTAAATACATTGAAGAATTCAATCAACCAAATACTAAAAGAACATAATTTATAATAACGTAATTATGAATGATGAATTAATAGACTTGTATAAAAAAGCGGTATACGCATTCAAAGAAGTTGATGATTATGAAGAATTGAAACCAGAAATACCATATGACTATTATATGGAAAAATTATTTAATATTATAGATAACGGAGATAATATATTATGCGGCCCACCAAGTGAAGATTTAATAGAACTATATATACTATACGGTATAGATTATAGTGGTGTTGAATATTATGATTTTCTATGGGAAGAGTTTTGGGAATCTTATACTAACATTAAGAAAAATAATTATTCTAAGTTTACAATATTATTAGAATCATATGAATATATAGATTTTTGTCTTCATGTAAAAAAAGAATTACCTAAATTAAAAAAAGGGCAACCTTCTAATTTAGAAAATATAAAATTAATTGCGGGTGAATTGAAGTTGAATTTTGAACTAGAGGAACAATTAGCTATTGAAGAAGAAGATTATATGATTGCTGGTAATAGTGGAGTACCAGGACCCAAGTGTTCGGATTGTGGTAGTACATACACCGAATATATGTCAGAAGATGTTTGGCACTGTGGTAATTGTGATGAATTTTTTGAACCAAAAATATGGTAAATAAAATAATCAGCACCCTCTTATATACACAAAAGTGTACATGAATGTCTGTCGCCATTCATGGCGTAAACGCACATAGGAAAATAATAACCACTACCACAAATCCCCTTAGAATATTTTTTCTCTGGGGATTACTTTTTTATATACTTTTTAGCCCCTTACAGACACTATCTTATATGTTCCTTATTCCTAGAATATAAATGTACTTTTTGTACCTTGTATGCCACGTTATGCTTTTTTAGGTACATTTAAGGGTTTTGTGGAAATTGGTGGGAGAAAGTGGGATTTTATGCTAAAACACGGTACAGGAAATTTGGGGATATAATTAAATACCCGCATTTATGCGATTACAGTCTGACTTGTAAAGAGATTTTATAAAAAATTTTCTGTAATTTTTTTGAATTTTGACACAAAAAGAAAAGGTTCCCCACTTTTTACCACTGGGAAAAACCGTACCTAAAAGATATGTTATTTTATATTACATTCTGTTTTATTTAGTTCATTAATTTGTTGTTGCAATTCATAAATTTCATAACCTAGGTATGCTGCCCAGATAATTAAAACTCCCATAACCATTTTGAGAATTCTTTCCACAATTTTAAATCCCATATTATATTATTTTATATATACACAAAAGTGTACATGGGTGTGGTTGGTCATCCTTTCCACCAGTAGTCATTAATTAAAGTTATGTCGAGTTCCCATTCGTACTTACTTCTTTGGGCCCAGATATCAAAAGCATCTTCCAGGAATTTGGTAGCTTGTTTTTCTGACATGTTATTAACTTTGATAAGTTGATTAATAACGATATTAAGTTCATTATTAATTTGAGCCAGGCCAGGGTGTTTACATTTGTGACAGTATGGACATAGAGCGATGAGACCTGTTAAGGTCTGTTTTTTATTTATATCATCATAGTGCCAGATTTCGTGGCATTCGACATTATGTTTATAGCCTTGGTTCTTTCCAGTGTCGCCACATACTTGGCAGACGTGGTTTGCTCTATCATAGCATAAGTTTCTGAGCGAGTCCCATTCTGATTTGGTGACATTGCTGCGAACGTTTGTATACCAGCAAGTTTTTGGTACCAGTTCGATGGTAAGTTTATAATCCTGTTTCATATTAAAAATGTACACAAATGTGTATATGCGCCCGCATGGGGAGTTGTTATATAATCGTATTTTATATTTTCATAATTATAAATTAGTAAAGGCCCACACATGGCGGGCCTTAAGTTAAGTGCGCCTGGAAGAGAAACTCAGGACTTTAAGGACTACAAATATAGTAATAAAAAATCAAAGATGCAACTAAATGGACATATTTTTTATATGTGTTCAATTATTTTATATTATGTGGACGTATATTATATTTTAGTGTTGTACGTATATTATATTTTGGTGCTGATATTATAATGGAAAAAAATTTCCAAAAGATTTGGTTTAGTGGAAAAAATTTGTTATCTTTGTAGGTTGGGGTGGTTTATAATGGAAAAAATTTATATAAATAGGTTGGAGTCTACTCTCCTATCACCTTTGGGGTGCCAGCCCGTATGGTTGAATAACCTACACTACAAAGGTAAGAATAATATTTTTAATATCCTAGTAAAATAAATTTTTTTTTCTAATTTTTTTTTCTTACCTTTGTATTGTCTAATTATTAAAACATATATTATGAAAGATTTATTTGAAACACCCGAATTAATTCCCGACAATGTTCAAGCGGTATTGGAAACCTTTAATGAGGATTGTGATAATACCTATCACGAATTGGATAGGATATTGAGTGAGATTGAACCTTTGGGTTATACCTTTGATTATTATTTGGACGCAGAGCCTTATGGGTTAAGACCAATTGAAATGGAGTTGGTTGAATTGGAAGGTTGGGAACATATTAATGATTAAAATATTTGGATAATTAAAATATTATTCTTATCTTTGTATTGTCTAATTATTAAAACATTTATTATGAGAAAGCAATTTAATGAATTGGTTGAAACATTGAAGCGTTGGGATTTGTACCAAAAGGACGATGAGGTTGATACGGCATTGACTAATTTGGAAAATAAAATTGATGAGGTTGAGAAACGCATTGAGTGTGCGGTGCGAAGTTCAGCAGAAGCTAACAAGTCAATTTTACTTTATACTGAAAGGGTTGATAACAATGAAACATTTCAAATGAACGTTGATGACCATGATTCAATTTTGAGAGGTACAAACGATGTGCTAATTGCGTTGAACATGAACGATACTGAATGTATTGATTTCAATTGGTATTGGTTATTTCAACCAAAGGAAGAACCTAAACCAATTGCAGTAGGAAATATAGAATACGATTTTCCCGAAGAAGTTTATACAATTGGCAATGCTGATAATACTGATATAGTTGGTGATGTATATGAGAGTGATTTTATTAAACTTTGTGAATTAGGTTTAATATGGTGTGAGAGTGATAAATTATTTCCAATTGGTGGGGGCAACAAAACAAACTATGTTGTTCGAAACAATGAGTTTATTCCAATTGTGAAATTAAAACAAATTGATTTGAGCAAAGTACCAATTAAGAATGAAGTATTTATGACTTTTGAAAGCAGTTGGGGTGAGATTGATTGTGACCGAGAGGGCAACGTGATTGAGATTAGAGGTGATGAGTATATCAATGGTGAAAGGAATTATATGTTTGACATTGATAAATTTGATTTGGTTGAGTATGGTAAGTTTTGTGAAAGCAAAAATATTACCATGGGTGAAGCTGATGATATTTTGGTAGTAGGATTTTGGAATAAAGATTATACATATAGTGAAGCTGATATGGTTTGGAGAAAAAATATGTTTGATGATAATGATGATGATGATGAAATAGGTGCGCCGACACAATTATGCATTGACTATACTAAACATCAAATAGTAAATAATATTATTTCTCAATTGAAAGATATTGAAGTTGACGGTGAAACCATGGAATACATATTGAAACAAGTTGGCATGGGAGACCAAGTATTGAAGCAGTTATTTGCCCAAACGACAAATGATGAAATTGATTATTTGCATGATGTGAGAAACGGAAAGGGTTAAATACTATACTATATAAAATAATTTAAAAAAAAGTGAGATTTTATTTGGAAGTCTCACTTTTATTTTTTACCTTTGTATTGTCTAATAATTAAAACATTAAAGTTATGTATTCAAAACCGTTATTATCTAGCAACAATGCTAAAACTGTAAAAGGAGAAAAAAAGAATTTCAAAACGTTTATTCTTTATATGTCACCTTTCACACAAAATTCTAAAGGGGTTAACCTTTGCCCTATGGCAAGTGAGGGGTGCGCAAGTGCTTGTTTATTTGAGAGTGGGTTTGGTGGAATTTACACTACTGTAAAACAAGGTCGTATTGAAAAGACTGAATTTTATCTTTCAAATAGAATAGCATTTTTGGATAAGTTGGTAGCTGAAATTTCCAAGTTAGAAAAGAAGTTTAAAGATAGCGAATTTACTTTAGCTATTCGTTTGAATGGTACAACTGATATTTCCTATGAGAAACAAATTACTAGTAATGGTAAAACAATTTTCGATACGTTTCCTAATGTACAATTTTACGATTACACAAAGAACTATACACGTTTCAAAAAAGTGTTACCTAGCAATTATCATTTAACATTTTCACGTTCCGAAATTAACAATGATATTGCAATAGATTTGTTAAGCAAAGGACACAATGTTGCTATGGTATTTGATAAGTTACCCGAAACTTATTTAGGTTACAAAGTGATTAATGGTGACGAAACTGATTTACGTTTCTTAGATGATAACAATGTAATTGTTGGTTTGAAGTACAAAAAAGTAACTGGCAAGGGTGGTGCTGAAAAAAACAAAGAAGCTATGTTGGACGGGTTTGTAATTGTAACACAAGCCAAGGTAGATAAAAAGAAGTTAAGTAAGGTTGCTTAATTAGACAAAAAAAGTGGCATTATAATTTGGTAGTGTCACTTTTTTTCTTTATCTTTGTATTGTCTAATTATTAAAACATAAAACATGAAAGCTTTAAATTTTTTATTGCGTTCTGAAATCACAGATGTAGATATATTAAATAATATTTGTGATGATACCAAGGCGCTTTTAATTGATGAGGATAATTGTTGGATTGAAATTTCTGACAATGGGTTCTTTGTCCCTGATGGTTGGAGTGGTACTAGAACCAACGATATTGTCGAAGCAAAAACGGCTTTGATTAAATTTAAAATTGATAACGAAATTTCTTTATTTTAATTTGGAAATATAGAATAATATTATTATCTTTGTATTGTCTAATAATTAAAACATAATCTTATGGCTACAAAAAGAGAATTAGCTGAAAAACAAATTGAGTTACAATCAAGAATGATTGCATTATCCAATGTTAATCTTGTAACGTGTGGGCATTGTGGTAGCATATTGTTACACGAATTGAACGATGAAGATATTGAGTGCTTCGCTTGTCAGAGTGTTTTAGACCAAAGTGATTGTCCCGACTTGTGGTATGAGGGTTGCCAAAACAATAGTGAGTTTGATGAGGATGAGGATATTCAAAGTGTCTAATTATATAAAACAAAATAAAATGGAAAGTATTGAATACAAGGGTAAGAAATATCCTACACGATTATTCATTGTTGATAATCCCGAATTTGGTGAACACCAAACAATAAGAATTGCAACTGATAGTTTGGATATTGCTATGGGTAATCATTTAAAACACGGTGAAGAAGAAACAAAGGTTGATGACCAAATTTATTTCTATGTTGAGGACGAAGTAATTGAATTGTCTGCTGAAGAAATTTGTGAAAATCATTTGGATGTTCCTATGAAATTTATTGAAGAAATTAGTGAGGAATATTTGGAAAAGTAAAAAATTATTCTTATCTTTGTAGTGTCTAATAATTAAAACAAAAGAAAATGGAAAATCTAGTATTGGAAAAACAAATTGCATTCTTTTCACAAGACTATTCTGATGCAATGCAAATTGAAACTTTGAAAATTCACATTACCCCAACTGATGTTGAGAACATTCGCAAGGCAATGGAACTTGTTAAGGGTAACGATTTTATTTCAAGCATTCATATTGACTTAAACGGACACGTTGAGTATTTGAATGATGAGGGGGTTGAAGTTGAGGAATGGAGAGTTGATGTTGAAAGGTTTGTGGTATATAGTGATAGTGCTTACTACTATGCACAAAACAAATGGCATTCGGGCGACCAAATTGAAAGTGATTCTATTGAGTGTGATGATTTGGGTATTGTTGTAAAGGCATAAATAATTTTGAAAATAATCCATGGTTTATTTGGAATTGTGGATTATTTTCCTTATCTTTGAAGTGTCTAATTAAAACAATATAACATGAAAAGTTTCAAAGTAAGATTTAATTTGGGTAGAGGTAAGAACTACATGAAGTGGAAAATCCAACACCCTGATGGTACAATTGAGTATCATTCACCAACAGATATTCAGCTATTAATGCATGACTGTATCCTCAAGAACCATAAGAAAACCGCACAAAAGATTTACGATGGAGGAGAGAAGGTTGTGTGTGCATGGGTTCTTTGCAAGTCACTAGCAATTAAGAAAGAAGCATTCATTCAAGCGGATACACACGGAGAAAGAATACGTTATAATCCGCGGGTTACACCGCATTGGATTCTGGACGGTGAGAATGTTGATGGGATGTCAGTGGACAAGTTGGTTAGTGTGGATTTTGGATTATATAAAATATAAAACAATATTATTATGGATAATATTTCAGATTTAGATGTAGCGAAGAAATTAGTAGCTATTAAGACTTCAGCTGATTCCCGTGGAATTGAATTCAATTTAAGTTTAAAAAGGGTTCGACAGTTATTAAATACAAAACGATGTTTTATTAGTGGGGTGAAATTGAACCGTATCCAACAAGACCCGAACCAACTAACATTTGACAGGTTGGACAATAGCAAAGGGTATACGGACGATAATGTTGTTGCCTGTTCACTGAGAGTAAATAGATTGAAGGATTCGTTAACCATTGAAGACATAACGATGTTATATATGGCGGTTCAGAAAAAAAATAAAAAATAATTTGGTTAATTAAAAAATAATTTGTATCTTTGTATTGTCTAATTAATAAGCAACTTACACGACAAAAAAGATTAAGGGTGGCAAGCTTATGTTTTAAATTAGACACCAAGAGGGCAACACATAAATTCTACAAAAGACCACCCGTTGTGTTGCCCTTTTATTTAAATCCAAAATAATATGTATACTTTTAAAAATGTCGTATTACAGAGAGAGCACAAAGAGTTATTAGATAGTATGGTAGACCTAGATAAGGGAACGTTAGGAGGACACTCCATAGAAATAGTAACAGACGACCCGATATCATACGAAAGCTTTTTGTACCAAGGACGAACGGCAGAATCAGACAGAGACCATGATTTTAGAATTTTGGAAGAATTAATGAAAAAAACCACCGAATAATTTGGTGGTTTTATTTTTTTTTATTATCTTTGTATTGTCTAATAATTAAAACATAAAATATGGCTGGGCATTTACCTTTAGTTACAACTGATTTTCATGTTAAATTGGTTGAGGAATTTAAAAACAATCGAGAGTTACAAACTGCTAAATTCTTTGATAGAATAAGAGTTGAAGGGTTTGAAGGATATTTTCAAAGATTACCCGAAGAATATAACATGGATGAAGAAACTGGATTAAAAGATAATCATATATTCTTTTATTGTGGAAATGAAATGAATGATGAATATTTTGAAATTCATTTGGATGATAAACTAAAAATTAACCAAGTTTATTTGGTAATGTAAGATATTATTCTTATCTTTGTATTGTCTAATTATTTAAAACAATATTATTATGGCAAAAGCATTTAGACCACAAGTAATTGTTAATGTCCCTAGAGACTACAATGGTGAATTTGGGGATAGTGTATCAAACGGACACATTCAAAGACAATTTGCTACGTATTCGGAAGTAAAGAAACGCATGAGAGATTTGTTAGAAGTTTCAAAGAACAATGAGGTTTCTGTATACAGGCACAGGAGAGGTGAATGGGGAGAATGGTTTGAGAAGTGGGCGATGATTAATGGTAAACCACAGATTTTCAAACAAGGTTGGCAATAATATAAAACAATATTATTATGGAAGTAGTAGCATGTAAAAAAGAATTTAGTGAGGGTAAGCGATTTGGTTACACCATTAAGCATAACCAGCCAATTGGTTGGTTGGGAACAACAGGTGATTATATTGGTTGGTATCGTTACAAAACGCATGCAATCGAAAGAATGCAAGAATTGAAAAAAAGTTTGAAATAAATTTGGATATATCAATTTATATTCTTATCTTTGTATTGTCTAATAATTAAAACTTATAAATTATGCCAAATCACATTACAAACCGATTAACAATTATCGGAACAGAAGAACAAGTAAAACAAGTTCGTGAAGCAATTAAAGGGGAACGTGAAGACCAATTTATTGACTTCAATAAGATTGCACCCATACCAAAAGAATTGGAGGGTACACAAAGTCCATTACGAATTATTTCCCAAGAGGAATATGATGAGCAAGAACGAAGAATTCGTGAGAATGATTTAACCGATAATGAGAAAAATTGGGGATTGTCAAGGGGTTTAACAAGGGAACTTGCTGATGAATATATCGAGAAATTCGGACACGCTGAATGGTATGGTTGGCAAACTTCAAATTGGGGTACAAAGTGGAATGCTTATGACCAAACTGAACTTGATGAAAATTGCATTGAATTTCAAACTGCGTGGGCAACACCATTTGAGGTATTGGTTAATTTGAGTAGAATGTTTCCCGAAGTAACTTTTGAAGTGAAATATGCTGATGAGGATTTTGGTTACAATGTTGGGGAGTACACATTAGAGGGTGGTGATGAAATAGACACCAATATACCTGACGGGGGAAGTGTTGAGGCATTGGAAATGGCTATGGAGATTCAATATGGTACACCCGATGAGTATTTTGATTGCAACCAAGAAATTTTTGGTGAATACATTGATGATGATGAGGAAGAATTGAGTGATTATGAATTGACAATGATTGATATTGCTTACAAGCATGGAGTACACCCCGAAGAGGATTGTGGCTACCACAGACTTGTATTGGCAAGATTTAAAGAACTTGCATTGGAAGATGAGAACTTTGAACTTGTTATTGTAATTGACAAGGAATTGAGCAAGGTTGAAAGTGAGGGAGAAGAATAAAAAATAATATAAAAAAAGTGACACTATAATTTGGTAGTGTTATTTTTTTTTCTTACCTTTGTATTGTCTAATAATTAAAACATAAAAAAATGGGAACACGTAGTTTAACAAGAGTAATCGAAACTTATCGAGATGAGAAAAAAGACAAGCAAGTAAAAGTAACGCTTGTAAATATGTATCGTCAATATGACGGATACCCCGAAGGACATGGTACTGAATTAGCAGACTTCCTAAAAGCTGGAAAAGTTGTTAATGGAATTGGTGGTGACGATACAAATGTATTCAATGGTGCGGGTTGTTTAGCAGCACAAATGATTGCACATTTCAAAGATGGTGCTGGTGGTATTTACATTGAACCAATCACCGCAAAGAATTGCGGACAGGAATATGAGTATGAAGTTATCGTTGATTTTGATACAAAAGAGGTTACAATGAAGTGTATTGAGGTTGGTTACATTGATAGCAAAGGTAACTATAAAAACGGAAAAATAGTAATATTTGAAGGAAAACCTGTTGATTTTGAGCAATTTGTTGAAAAATTATCAGAAAAAGCATAAAATAATTGGAAAAAGATTTGGAGAATAGAAATATTCTCCTTATCTTTGTATTGTCTAATTATTTAAAACTATATTATTATGAAGTCAAAAAGCATTTACGTTTTACAAACAGGTGGTTTAAGCAACATTGATAACCTATTTCATTTCTATGATATTGAGGTATTCAGTTCAAAGAAAAAGATTGAAGCTGAAATACAGAACAGGATTTTGATTAATGGTGGAACTCATGTTGTTAGGGATGAGGGATATTGTGGTATTGGAACAAAGAGCAATGTATTGATTACTTACAATTGTTTTAGCACTGACGGAAAACCGATGAGAGTTAGGTATCAACTATTGGAAAAAAAGTTGAATTAACCTTTGCAACCGCAACCAGGGTTATCATCTTTTTTTATTTCGTTTATAGTTCTTTCTTTGGTGCGTTCTTTTGAGTCTTCATCGTATTTCTTTTTGATGGTATCAAAAGCTTTCATAAATTTTTTTCTATTACCTTTTTCCATATTAATAAATATTATAAAAAAATTTGGAAAAGTCAATTTTATTCCTTATCTTTGTATTGTCTAATTATTAAAACATAAAATATGATACACGATTTATCAACACAGAAAGGTCGCAATGCTTATGTAAAAGCAATGTCAAAATCAAATGACAAAGTTGAGAAATACAAAGTCAACATTGAAGTTAGAGATAGTTGGGGTGATATTATAAGAGACGATAATGGAAACAAAGTTACTCACATATCTTACGATGTTGAAATGCTTACAAGCAATATGGAGTTTAACTTGCGACACCTTGCAAACTCTTTAAAAGCATTTATGCCTGACAGACGAATAAACATTGAGGTTTATGTCCACAATAGTATTTCGGGAACGTATATGAATATGTTTTCATTCTATGTTGATGAGGACAGATTTGTTAAACATTAATTTGGATAATTAAAATATTATTCTTATCTTTGTATTGTCTAATTAAAACATTTCAATTATGAATTATAGCCAGTATTTATTTTCTTGTTTAATAAAACTATTTGATGAGGAGTTTGAGCAAATGCCTTATGATAGTCAATTTGATGAAGCTATGTATGAATATTCTATATTTGAGGATAGCAAGTTCAATGACGGAAACAAAGGTGAATATGAATGTATTGTTGAATACTTAAAAGATAAGTATGGAAAAAGATAAAGCATTATTCGTTGCATTCTATTTTTGGGGTGGCTACCACAAACAAAGTTTATTACAAGAGTTCGATACCATTTATGAGTTGGCTGATAAGTTTGTTCAAACATATAGTCCATATTATACATGGGAAGATGTTAGCTTTGAGGAGTACATGGATAAGTTCATTAGAGAACATATACCGCAGTAGTATGTACACAAATGTGTATATGCGTGCGTGATAGAGCAAATAAATTGTCAAATATAAAACTATATTATTATGAGCAGAATAATTGTTGAATACAATCCACCATTGTCGATGACAGCACAAAAAATAATACGAGATGAAGTATCACCCAGTATGATTAGTAATGATGATATGAGTTCTCAATATGATATATCAATGGTTTCAGAATGTCTATATGATATATTCTACCAAGGATTGGAAGAGGTTGAATTTAAAGCTGATTTAGAACTAATAACTAATCTAATTGATGAAGGTGTTCATTATATAGAGTTCTAGCAAAGGTACAAATAATATTTTAAATAAAAAAGCATATTTCATTTGGATTTATGCTTTTTTCTTTTTATCTTTGTACCATGGTTATGCATCCATGGGCTGATAGTCACCGACTAGCGGAAGAGTAGACTCCATGCTGCACTAATATTTCATATAAAAATTTAACAAAAAAAATTTGGATATGTCATTTTTATTTTGTATACGTGCGTGCGCTATTATAAAGGTATGAAAAAAAAATAAAAAAAATATCGTTTTATATTTGTTTATATAAAATAATATTCTTACCTTTGTACTGTTAATCAATTAAAACAATTTAAATTATGAACAACGAAATGAAAAACAAAGTGAATGAAATCTTGGTAGCACACAACTTAGATTTCCGTATTGAGAAAGAACAATTGCTTTCAGCAACAGGAAAGCCTACACCGTTTTACGGTTTGTTTAACGACAAAACAGGTGAGTGTATTAATTCTGTAAAAGAGGGTTACACAGTGTCTCAAAATGATGAGGTTGTTGAACTAGTATTAGAGGGAATGCAAGGCTTCGGAGAGTTGTCAGTATCAAAAGCTGGTGCATTGAATGGTGGACGTAAAGTGTTTATCCAATTGGGAATTGAGGGGATGTCACTAGTTGGTGATGAGCGTATTAAAAGATACGTGACTGTTATTGATAGCAATGACGGTAGTACAGGGTTGTCAGTTGGTATCGGGGAACTTGTTATGAGTTGCCAAAACCAATTCTTTAAGTTTTACAAAAGTGGGCAGTCAAAACTTCGCCATACAGCGAGTTTAACACAGCGTATTAAGGAAATACCTTTCCTTATTGAACAAGCGTTGTCACAGAGCCTTATTTTGACTGAAACGTATAAGCAATTTCAGTCTACACCTGTTAGCAAAGCGTTGGCAGATGAAATGGTGAAACACATTTTAGGGTTTGACAGAACAATGTCTATTAAGACAGAAGCTGAATTGTCCACACGTTCCTTGAACGCAATGGAAACTTTGTATGACCACATTACAAAGGAAACCAATCAGAAAGGTATGAACCTATTTGGGTTATTCAGTGGGGTTACTTCTTGGACTACACACGAAAAGTCAGCACCACGCAGAGAGAATGGGCGTGAGGAAAGTATTATGACGGGAACTAACTACCGCACCAATGAGCAAGGGTTGGAATTTGCCCTTAACAAACTAGGGTTGGTAATGGCATAAGGAATGGAAAGGGGGTTGAAAAACCCCCACCATTTTGTTAATAACTTTTTGATTAAAAATTTGCAAGGGTCGATTATTTTTTGTACCTTTGCAAATTTTTTTTATATGGGTAAAAAAAAATATAAGGTAGGTTGGAGTCTACTCTACTACCACCTTGTGAGTGTCAGCCCGTCCATCGACATAACAAAGGTAAGAATAATTTTTGACACCACCAAATTTTTTTAATATTATTTTATATTTTTTTTCAATGTAGACAATTGTCCGTTGTGGGAGTTAAATTATGTCCTTATCTTTGTGGTATAACTTTAAAAAACAAATAGATATGTTGCACGATTTAATTACAGAAGAAACAGAAGTATTTTATACGAATGATGAACAATTATCGTATGAGTTTTATAGTAGTGATTATGACTACGTTGAATTATATATTGATGATTTTTATATTGGTGTGTGTGAAGTTTGGTTGGACGCTGAAATGGATTATAGACAATATATAATACTGAATTATGCAATAGTATATTTAGATACAATAAAATTAAAATGCTAACTTTAGTATGTTGTGGGGGTGAAATATAGTCTTTATCTTTGTAGTGTAACTTTAAAACATATTATTATGAATTTAATTGAAAGAGTTGTTGAACAGATTAAGAGTGATTTGTTTAATGGTTGGGAAGAAAGTATTGAAGAATTATTATCATTTGTACCAAGAGAGAACCTTATAGGTTTTTTGCCCGAAGAGGAATGGGAAAAGTATGAGAATGAGTATTGTTGCGACAATTGTGGTGGTGGGTTTATTGCGGAAGAAATGGACTTTGATGTTAACGACCAGGACTTATGCAAGAATTGTAACCATAAAACTTTTAATGAAGCACCTTATGGAGAATAATAAATGCAAATGTTATTGGTGCAACAATAAAGCGACCAAGATAGACTTTCGCACCATTGATAGAATAACAAGTAAAATAGTGAGTTGTGATAGTTGCTTTGAATTGTCTACAAAAAAACTTTTAAATAAAATAGGAAAAGATTTGGATAAGTGAAAACTTATCCTTATCTTTGTATTGTCTAATTAAAACAAACGTTATGGAAAATTTAGTATTACAAGCATTAGGAAATTCAGAAGTTGAAAAAATCAACAAAATTAAAAGAAACAAGGAGTTCTTAAGACGACTTATCAATGATTTGCAACAAGTATATACTTTGTATGTATCTAATCGTGATGATATGGATAGTACAAAATATAGTATTAAAAGACAACCCAATTACATGGATACAATGTTTTTTACTGCAAATGAAAATGATTGTGTATTCAGAACAAAAATTTTGGGTTATAGAAAGGGTGCAAGACCCGAATGGAACTTGGGTTGGATTATTGAAAAATACGATACTTGCAAAGGGGATGCTAGTTTTATGCGTGAAGAAGATGCACCACATGGACACGTTGAAGTAGAAATTAGGTTTACTGATGTTAGTGCAAACTTAATGGATATTATCAAAGATATTACAAGAATCTTTGATAGAGAAAAAGTTTCAAAAAAATTCTAAAATAATTGCATAAAGATTTGGATAAGTGAAAACTTATCCTTATCTTTGTATTGTCTAATTAAAACAAGTTATTATGGAAAAGTTTGAGCAACTAACAAAAGTGCAACAAGGATTGGTAAATGGACTAATCTCTGAATTTACAAAAATCAACCCAAAACCAACTAACGGAGTTAAACGTTTTGGTTTTGATACTATCAATGATTGTGTGGAAGAAGAACAGCGTTTTAAACAAACGATTGCCAAACACAATAGAACAATGATGAAAGTTTTTGCTGACCAATTAAAAGCTGACATTAAAGAGTTCAAAAAAGAATTTGGTAAAGTGATTGATATTGAATTGGGGCATTCTTATAATGGTGGTAGTGAAAGACAACACACCTTAGAGAAATTAATTGAGCAATGTGAAAAACAACCAATTAGTGACAACCGAAGTACCGAAATTAAATTGTTTTTTGTAAGCAAAGTAAAAAAGTATCAAAGTAGTGATAGTAGATATGACTACTTTGATAATAAACAATATCAAGGTATTTTTGTTACTTTCAAACGTGAGAGAGTTGATGTAAAGTTGGAAAGTGGTAAAGGTGTTACTGCATTTAAAATTGTGGGATTGGTTTACAAAAATTACGATTGGTTGGGGGATGATAGAGATTTTTGTAAAAAGTTTTCAACATTAGATGAAATGGTGCAAAACCACAAACCTTTGCAACAACAAATAGTTGGGTTGGTACAATAAAAAAGTTAACAAAAGATTTGGAGAATTGAAAAATTCTCCTTATCTTTGTATTGTCTAATTAAAACTTATTATTATGTTTACACTTGTTAATCTTATTGAGAATAAAGTAATCGCTGAACCAAAAACAACTTTTAAACTAATAAACAAAGTTGATAAAATTCGTATTGAGAACGAAGACTTTGATTTTAGTATTTTGGGGTTATCCGATGCAATAGAATATCTTGAGGACTATTGCGACAATTTGGCTTTGCTTAAAGATAGTGAAGTGGAGAAATTTTTATCCAATCATGGGTTTGGTGTTAGGGAAAATGAGCCTGACCACTATGTAGAATTGATGATGGACAACCACAAATGTGCTGAATGGAAAGGTAAACAATACTACATTAGTGATAGCTTAAGTTTAAACGAAGACGAAGAAAAAATTTATGACGTATTGGCTTATGCGTTACACGTATAAAAAAACTTTCCAATAAATTTGGAAATATCGTTTTATATTATTATCTTTGTATTGTCTAATTAAAACAACAAGTTATGGAAATCAATGTAGAAAATAAATTTAGTGGTGCTGAAAATTATGTTACTAAAAACATTTTGGAATGTGTTAAGTTTTGGAATAGCGAGGGGATAATTGCATACGAAAATAATAAGTCTGGAGTTTGGGGAGATAAAAGCACCCAAGAAAGAGCCTTAACAACACCTTACGATGATTTTGTATTGCATATGTTATTGTGCGATTGTCAAGCATTTTGCAATTCAAAATTTGCAAGAGAAAGTGGGGATAAATACGAATGTGGTAGAACAAGAAGTCATGTTTGGGTTCATTTGAATGATGAAAGAATTTTCATGTTTTTTGTTAAATAATTTGGAAATATCATTTTATATTATTATCTTTGTATTGTCTAATTAAAATAAACATTATGGAAAATTTGAATTTAACAAAAGACCAACATTTAATGAGTATTAGAAGTAATGGTCAAGAAATGGGTCACATTGAAATTGAGGGTGGTAAAATTGTCACAAATGGTTTGATTGGTGAGAACACCTATAATAACTTTGTTGAACTTATTCGTGGACTTCAAGGTCATGGGATTAAAGTTGATGATTTTTTCTTTTAATGTTTGGATAATTAAAAAATTATTCTTATCTTTGTATTGTCTAATTAAAACAAGAAATCATGACTAAAGAAATCACAGCACAAGACGTAGCACAAGTTGCAATTGATTTGGGAATGGATATTACCATTGGTCAAGTTAATCAAGTATTGGAAATGTACGATGATGAAGCTGACAACGATACAACGGCAACATGGGATTTAATTGTGGAAAATTGCTTATATAATTTGCAAGATTAAATAATTATTACTATATTTGTAAAACAATGGACTTCTAGCTCATTCGGTTAGAGTGTTTATTTAGGTCTTGTGGCGCAATTGGTTAGCGCAAATCGCTCATAACGATGAGGTTTAGGGTTCGAGTCCCTACGAGACCACTTAAAAAAGTTCTTTGAATTATGAGTCTTTTCATAATTTTTTAGATATTTATAGTTAAAAGAAACTATGAGTACTAAAAAATGTGTAGTATGCTCAATTGAATTGAGTGGACAAAAAACAATGTATTGTGGTAATACTTGTAAACAAAAACACCATTATCATCGTGTTAAAGAACAAACTAATACTTACCATTCACAAACAATTAGAAGTTTAAAAAGGAAGTTAGAGTTAATTGAATTGAAAGGTGGTGGTTGTGAAGTTTGTGGGTATAATAAAAATTTATCAGCATTACAATTTCACCATAGAAACCCAAATGATAAAGAATTTGGTTTGGATGCCAGAACACTTGGTAATTTAAAAATGGAAACAATACTTAATGAATTAGCTAAGTGTGATTTATTATGTGCAAATTGTCATTTAGAAGAACACCACCAAGAGTACACTAAGGAAAAGATTAAATTAATTGTTGAAAATAAAAAATAATATTTGGCTTCGTAGCTCAGCTGGATAGAGCAACGCACTTCTAATGCGTAGGTCGAAGGTTCGAATCCTTCCGAAGTCACAAAAAAAAGATTAAGAAAAATTTGGTAGTTACAAATAAATGTATTATTTTTACATAAACAAATAAACAATAGAAATTATGTTATTTCAAATAAACGAAGACGGAGAATCAATGGGGTTGGTACAAGTAACCAAAAACCATACAGAAATATCAAAAGATAGATATTCTGAAATAATTAGCAAATCATTAGAAAACTTCAAAGACAATGGAGAAGACGATGGTTTTGACCCTTACAATTTGAGTGACTTTGTAACGTACCACAACTTACGTAGTGTGTTAATTATCGAGAGAGTTTTTACAGAAGAAATTGAAATTTAAACCATGAAAAATTTGGTAGTTACAAAAATTATTCTTATCTTTGTTAAAGTTCTTTGAATAATGCACCATTCCTGATTCCCAAGGTCAGGCAGTTGTAATAATGAAAGAGAAAGGATAGAGGAACTATTTATAGTTGGCTTATCAAGGCTCATAATGTAGTGGAACTCTACTATTACAACTGAGTGCAGAGGGGTAAAAAAAAGTTTAAAAAAGATTTGGTAGTTAGAAAAATTATTCTTATCTTTGTTTTAACAAAAAGAAAACGTTCTTTGAATAATAAAACCATAAAGTGCCACGACTTGCCGTCATTCCGTGAGCAGAATTTGTCGGTATGGTTTTTTAAGATACTATAGTAGAAGTTTAAGCCTTGGCGATTTCAGACTAACAAGACGAGATACAGCCTCTGTCTTTTAATCTAACGTAGACGAGATACAGCCTCTGCCTTGAACCACATTACTAATCTTCGGAAAGGTAGTGTTTGAATTAATCTGTATTGGTTAATGAGGTCGGTATGCGGAACTCTAACTTGACGAGCACTTTGGGTTATTGCGGAACTCTAATGGTGATGAGTACTTGGTTGCTTATGGGGTTTAAACGGAAACGCTTTGTTCAGCGGAAAATAAAGTGAGGGGTGCGCACCCCTCATGGAACTTGGGTATCGGGAGAGTGGTAGCGCAACTGCTCTCACGATATCTTTTTGGTCGGGTGGTGGAATAGGTAGACACGAGGGACTTAAAATCCCTTGCCACTAAATGGCGTGAGGGTTCGATTCCCTCCTCGACTACAAAACGTCCATAATGGTAGTTTTAAATTGACAAACAAAGAAGAACAATGGGAGCAGAAATGTTCCCATTTTTTTTTGTTAAATAATTTGGAAATATAAAATAATATTCTTATCTTTGTATTGTCTAATTATTAAAACAATGGTCATGAGAAAGATGTTAGTTATCTGTAACGAAAAAGAATATGATTTTGATATTGATGAGGAGGAATACTCAATATTAAATGAGGAATATCCATACGATTGTGATGATGATGAGTTTGATGATAATGAATTTGCACAATTCCTTATTGAAATAGATAACTTGGTTATCGAACTTATAGAATATACAGAACCATTTGATAATATGAATTTAGATGATATTCATATTGAATACTTTGTGTCTAGGGATAATTACGATATTGTGGTTAATATTATTGATTTTAATTAGGATATATCATTTTATATCCTTATCTTTGTATTGTCTAATTTAAAAACATATCTTATGAAAGTAAAAGATTTAATCAAGCAACTTGAAGAATTAAACAAACCCGATGCTGAAATAACATTGTTGGGTAATGTTGGTCATCCAGAAGATGAAGAAACTGATATATATTTTGACCTTGCTGAAATTTGGAATGATGGCGAAGATAGTATTACTTTATTCGTTGGTTTAAGTGATGAAACTTTGGAACAAATAAATAATCAACAAAGAAATTTGGATATATAAAAAATTATTCTTATCTTTGTATTGTCTAATTTAAAAACAATAAGTTATGGGAAAGAAACTAAACGAAGAAGAAATCGAACAAGCGATTATCAATGACCCTAACACAATGTTTGAAACTTGTTGTTATTGTGGTGGTGTTGAGGAAGGCATGGTTATGCACGAAGTTGATTATGAAAGTTTTGATGTTTGTTGTGATGAGTGCAACGACATGAAAGAAGCGTTTGATGAATGGATTGAGGACGGAAATGTAATCGAATTTAAAGATGGTTACGGAACGCAAGACGCACAGTATTGTAACAGATTAAAAGATGAAAAAGAATTGTACAAATATTTTATCAAAGAATTTTTTAGTGAATAAAAAGTTCATAAAAGATTTGGAAATATAAAATATTATTCTTATCTTTGTATTGTCTAATTTAAAAACATATTATTATGAATACACAAATTGTTCTTATTTCAGTTGATTACGATAACGCAAGAAAAGTGTGTGAGCGACTTGAAAATATGGTTTATCCAACCTTTGGTGCATTACACGATAAATTGATTGAAGAATTGGGTAGTAATGAGGGTTTTTTAATCTTTACTATTAGTCAATTTATGGATGAAGTGAATGACCAAATTTTGGATAATTTAGAAAATTATTTTATGACCTATGTAAAAATTGGCTAAATAATTTGGAAATATCATTTTATATTCTTATCTTTGTATTGTCTAATTAAAACAAGAAACATGGTAACAAAAACATTTAAGATTGGTGAGTACTGCAAAGGTGGAGTTATTACCGTTGAAGTAACTGCAAAGAAAGTAGCCGTTATTGCTAAAGAATGGGATACTTCAAAGGGTTATAACAAAGGTAGTGACCAAAGTAAAGCGAAAGAATGGAATCGTTTAGAAGTATCAACTACTGATAGTGATGCTAGAAGCAAAGTAGATTGGTTTTTATTCGATTTAACAACGTCTTACTATGCCGATGAGGTAATGAAGTGGATTGAGTCAAAAGTATCGTTTAAAAGAGAATTTAATTGGTAAAACACTAAAAAAAGGGTAAAATTTGCCCTTTTTTGCTCAAAAATTTGGAAAATTCGATTATTTTTATTATCTTTGTAGTGTCTAATTAAAACAAAATATTATGCAAAAGAGAACAATCATTAAAAACATTAAAGGTATCATTCTGAAACATGGTAGTTTTAGTGTAGCAGAAGTTGGGGGTGAATCAAGTCCATGTGTTGAATCAATAGGTAATACAATTGTATTGGCTGAATCATTTGATAGTAATTGTGCAACTTTAGTTACTTATGTGAATGATGAAGAAGTTGATGAAAATTATGTTGTCTATCACGAACTATCAAAAGATGTGTTGGAAGAAATTTTAATCATTGCTGAAATGTACGAAGTTGACCAAGAAAAAACTTTAAAAAGAATTTCAAATTAATTTGGAATTGTCAAAATAAATTCTTATCTTTGTAATGTCTAATAATTAAAACTTAAAAACATGGGACAGTATTTCACACCAGTAATTTTAAAAGAGGATAAAAAAACACCGATAGGGTTTGCGTATTCTCACGACTTCGGAAGCGGACTTAAACTAATGGAGCATTCGTGGATGAAAAATGACTTCGTTGGATTCATTGAAAGTCTATTAACAAGGGGTAGACCATTTCACAAGTCACCGATAGTTTGGGCGGGCGACTATGCAGATGAAGAACCATTTGAAAGCATACCAAAGGAAGTAATTGATATGTTAGTTGAAAACGGTTACGAATTGGAAGACCTAAAAGAACGTGGAGCGAATACACAAAGTATTGCTGAACATTCAGCACCAAAGTTAAGACCTAACACACACAAAATTGAGGACTTTGATGCACTACCAATTGCAAAAACAAAGTACATTGTTAACCACGACAAAAAACAATTTGTTGATAAAACAAAAGTACCTAAAGATTCAGACGGTTGGAGAATACACCCACTACCACTATTAACTTGTGAGGGTAACGGCAGAGGTGGTGGAGATTTCAGAGGGGAAAGTGATTTAGTTGGTAGTTGGGCGAGAGATGTTATTTCAGTTGAAAGCAAAAAAGCTGATATACCAAAAGACTATACAGAAATAATCTTTGATTTGGTCGAATAAGACAAAGATACAACGTGTAAGGTTGTTTTAATAGACAAACAAAGAAGTGAGAGGGGAACGGTATGTTCCCCTTTTGCTGTGTACACATATGTGTATATACGTGTGTGGGTTGTTGGCTTTTTACTATCTGTTAAGATATTTACTATTATATTATTTTAAATAATGGATAAATTAATAAATAAAAATATAGGATTGCAAAACTCTGGGATTAATGAGGATGAAGCTTGGTTAAGTATGTTAAAGAAAGCTCAAACCAAATTATTCAATGCTTATAAGAGAAAAGATACTGAAGCAATCGATAATAATCAAAAGGAAGTTGATTTCATTCAAAAGCAACTTATTAGGTTGTCACAAAGATAATAATATTATTTTATATTTCCAAATGTTTTTTGATTATTTTGTTTACAGTAGGTTGTTTACTGTAAATTAAACTTTATTGTAGGTTGGAGTCTACTCTTCTGTTCCTCTCGGCTCAGCCCATTGTCGTTTTATTGACAATACAAAGATAAGGATAATAAATAATATATCCAAATTATTTAACAAAAAAAATAAATAAAAAAATATTGTTTTATATTTGGTAGTTTAAAAAATAATCCTTACCTTTGTAAGGTCAATTTAAAACAATAACAATGGGAACAATTAAAGATGTAATTAACCTAGTTGAAACTTTACTAGCAAAGGAATTTACAATTAGTACTTATTATGGTGAGCATAAAATTAGTGCTAAAGAAATTGGTTATCGTTTTGAGTTTAATAACAAGAAAAAAGCGTTTGGTACTTGTTATTATGGTCAAAAGAAAATATCTTTATCATTACCTTTATGTAGTGAGAATTTGGATAAGATTTATCCTAATATACAAAACACTATTTTACACGAAATTGCACACGCTTTTTCAGTCCACGTTTACGGAATTAGATTTGGTAGTGGACATGGGGATAATTGGAAATCTATTGCAAGACAAATTGGTTGTAATGGGGAAAGATGTTTCAATAGTAATGAGGTAAATTTACCAAAAAGCAAATATAAATTGGTTTGCGATACTTGTGGATATGAAACGCCAAAATACAAATTAACAAGTAGGATAAACGACTTTGCTTGTGGTAGATGTTGTAAACAACATAACAACGGAAAATTTAGTGAAAAATATAAACTAAGATTATTGCAAAATTATTAAAAAAGATTTGGATAATTGAAAAATTATCCTTATCTTTGTATTGTATAATTATTAAAACATAAACAAATGGAAAAGATACCAACAGCAGAAGAGTTTATTGAAACGCACAATAGATTGAATGATTCCTCAACAGAATTATTAATGATTGAATTTGCTAAACTTCACGTAAAAGCTACGTGTGAAGCTATTGCTAACGAGTATTATCCAAAGGATAAGGAAAACTTTGAGATAGTTGCTGCAAGATTTATCAATGCTTATCCACTAAAAAACATTAAATAAATTTGGAATTGTCAAAATAAATTCTTATCTTTGTATTGTCAATTTAAAACAAGTAATTATGAATGCAAAGGTAGAACAAATTTTAAGAAAGTCAGCTTACGATTTCGCAATCATGTGTGGTGCATCTGAAGCTGAAGCATTAGTCGAAGCAGACAATAAGATTAAGAGTGTAAATAAGGTCACTGAACAAGAGAAAAAACAAAAGTGGGTAGATATTACCACTGGAAAAAAACACACACCTAAAACCCCTTATTAAGGGGTTTTTTATATTTGAATAAACTTAAGTATAAGGTAGGTCGGAGTCTACTCTCCTGTTCCTTTCGGCTCAGCCCTTATCGTTCATTGACATAACAAAGGTAAGTATAATTTTTTAATCTACCAAATTATTTCACAACTTTTTTTAAAAATTATTTTCATTAAAAATTTGGAAATATCAAATAATATATTTATCTTTGTATTAACAATTTAAAACAACAAAACAATGAGTGCAATTTATGTATCCCCGATTGGGTTAAGCGTTTTTGATGACAAAAAAGAATTTGGTTATTTTACCATTACAGGAAACGCAAAAAGAAGTGAAACGATTGTTGAATTTGATTCAGCATACGACTTTGAAGAATTTATTCAAGAAAAAGTTAATTGCAAGGATATTCAATTCGATAGCGAGTTTTGTCAATTCTTTGCTTATGCAAAAACAAGGGCAACTGCTATGAGGTTTGTTACTGCTATTGAAAAACATTTTGACAAAGTGAAAAAAATGTTGTAAAACATTTGGAAATATCAAATAATATATTTATCTTTGTATTGTTCAATTAAAAACACATTATGAAAAAAGTAAAAAATAAGCACACAGTTTTGAAAGGTGAGGGTGCAAATCAACACACAATTTATGGCAATTTCAAAGTTGAAAGTGAAACTGCTGATTTTTCAGTAATTTCAGTAAAGGAAGATGCCGAGCTACGACACGAAGAACCCAATGGGGAATTTGCCGAGCATAACACATTGAAAGTTGATAAGGGAGTTTGGATTATGGGCAAACAAGTTGAGTATAACCCATTCAAAAGAACGATTAGTCAAGTTTGGGATTAACTTTTTTTGAAAAAAATTTGGTTATATCATTTTTTATTCTTATCTTTGTAAGGTCAATTTAAAACAACAAAACAATGGCTAATCCTTTAATTCATTCAAAATCCAGCGTTAAGCGTTGGGGTGGTAAAGTAGAAGATTATATTGCAATCCACGAACTTATTGATAGTCCAAAGGCTACAATGAACAATAATTCATCAAGAGCATTAACCCACAATACTTGGTTTGCTTATACGATTATACCTAAAATTTTTGGTTACAATATAGTAAATTCAGACGGAAGAAGTGTTGATACCGTTGATATTGCTATGTTGCATATTGCCGAAGATTTCCGTATGAAATTCGTTCCGACACCACAAGACTATTTAAAGCACATGGTTGTTCAACCTTGGTTTAACAATGGAGTGAAAGATATTGAGAACCCCGAAGCAACAAAGGTTGCAGAAGAATTTTTAGAAAAACTAAGAACTGAAAATAATTGATAAATAATTTGGTCAATTAAAAAATTATACTTATATTTGTATTGTTAATTTAAAAAAAAAGAAAATGATAACACAAGAAGAAGCAATTAAACTTTGGAAAGAACTTGGGGTTGAAAGTTGCACAATGGATTTTTATTGTGGTGGGGATAGTATGGGCGATACCTCATTTGTTTTGCTTGGTAGTGAGGGAATGATTGATTGTGATGAATTGTTAGACTTTTTTGAAGATGAAGTTTACAAGCACGTTGATTTTTATGTAAATTCAGACGGACACTATCAAGGGGAAAGTGGGAATGTTGAAATTGTCTTGGAAGATTATGACGGTGAAGAAGAATTTAGTTACTCAAAGTCAGCAACAAGTGAGTGGAGTGAAACTATTGACAATACATTGGAAGTTAAACTAACAGACGAAATGGTTAGTTTTATTGTGAACAATGTTTTAAACATTCGTGGTGGTTATGACGATAAACCTATTGTGAATTTCAAACAAGATTTCATAATGTCAGATGAAGAAGAAAAAATACTAAATGATATTAGTAACTTAATTGATAAAACTTGCGAAGATTTTGTGCCTGAAACTGATGATGAATTGGAAGAATGGTATAACTACACCACAAACGAAAGAGGGGAAGAAATTATCATTAAGGATAACAAGCTACAAATACAAATTTCAAATAGTGTAATAGTTTTTACTGAAAGTGATTAAAACTTTTGTATAAATTATTTGGAAATGTTATTTTATATTCTTATCTTTGTATTGTCTAATTAAAACAACAAAAAATGAAAGTAGTTATTGAGAATGTTATTTTTGATAAAGAAGTTGGTAGCAGACTTTTGAAGTTGAAACACGAAACTTGCCCTTATCCACAATTAGAGAATGAATGGGATAGTATTGTTCCTTTGTCATTCAAAGATATTGCCAAAATGAAAAACTTGGAAGAAAGGCGAATTGGTATTGTTTGTCTTGGGTTGGATAGACTTATTAAGGAAGTAAACCCAAAACTTATTTCAAGTAAAACATTGAAGAAAAAAGCTAACTATATTGATAAAGACGGAAACCACATTAAAAAAACTTACGAAGATACTTACGAACTTTACGAAGTGAGTGGGGAACAATTTAGTGAGGGGTTGGATAGTTGGCGAACTGCAAGTAATTCACACTATGTAAAATGTAAGGACACCTCAACGGATAGAGAATATCTTATTTGGGTTGATATTAGAGAAGTAAGTAGAACAAATGGGGGTAGTGGTTGGAGTGTTGAGGCAAAAGACGTAAACCCTATTCAATGTATTGCTTGGACTATTCAAACAAATGTTAAAGAGGGTAACATTGAAAAGATTATTCGACAAGGGGATTGTGTTTTGGTTAAACCGATTAACCCTAATGATTTGTTGGATAACCCACGACACCTAACCGAAAAAGAATATAAAAAATTGCTTGTTGCAGAAAGTTAAATTGTTGTTGTTTTAAGTTGATGAAAAAAAGTGGCACTATTATTTGGTAGTGTCATTTTTTTTTCTTATCTTTGTATTAACAATTTAAAACAATAAACAATGAGAAAAATTTCAACATTCGTATTTCTTTTTATCATTTCATTAATAGGTTTTGGGAATGAGTAATTGGAATCCAAATAGTGCAAAGCACAAGGCACAACATTGTGGTTACAAGGGTAAACCAACAAAACAAAGTGTAAACGCTTTATTGAGCCTTTATTCAGCTTGTGTGGTAGTTAAGGAAACACCAAACCCAGTTTCAAAAAAAGAAATTGGCAAACAATTAAAATTTGATTTTTAACAAAAAAATATCGTTTTTTATTTGGTAGTTTCAAAAATAATCCTTATCTTTGTATTGTCTAATTAAAACAACAACTTATGTCAGCAACAAATTTCCCAAAAGATGAAGTTACTTTCTTCGCAACAGATTTAACTATTAATGAAATGGTTAAACATTACACTTTCCAAGAACTTATGGCTATGTTCCTATTCGGAAAGAATACAATTGAAAAGTTAGATTATATTGTTAAAAATAATCTTTTTGATGAATGCGAAGTACACCCTTTGGAAGTCCTTAAAGATAAACTATACTTTCAGACAAAAACATTCATTGTGCAATTAGCACTTGAAAAAATGAATACTTGTGAAATAGTATTAATTGAATCAATGTGTAATGTAGCAACATTATTTAAAAACTAATTAAGATGAACGAGGAAGTTTCAGCACTATATTTAGATGAACAAGGTTGTTTATCTATTGACTACGGAACAACACCAATGTTTGTTGAGGGATTTGGGGAATGTGTATTCGGAGATTATATTGTTTACACCCAGAAAAAAAATCAAAAATAATTAGGAAATATCGTTTTATATTATTATCTTTGTAGTGTCACTTTAAAACAATAAGAAATGAAAGCAGAAATTAAAATTACAAGCAGTTACGGATTTGACCGCAATTGGACGTTGGTTGTATCAACGGCAAAAAAAACAAAGTCTTTCTATTTAGGACAAGACGTTAAGTTTTGCAGTAGAGTATTGGGTATGGAGCCTTCATACATTGTTCAACAAATTGGAACGTCAACAATTGGGGAAGGAACAAGAGGTAACAAAAGACTTGCTAAATTCATTTGTAACGAACTTGGATTGAACGGAAGAAACATTGATAAGATTGAGCCTTGGGGGTTGTGTTGCCAATAGCACACAGCCTTGTACACAATTGTGTATATGCGCATACAAGAAAGGGGACAATTTAGTCCCCTTAATTATTTAATCTTATTTTATTTTTAATTACTTAAACATTCGGATTGTTGGAAGTGTAATCTTGCAACTTGTAAGAAAACATAGTCAGGAAGTTTCATCATCGAATCTTTAATCTCATCGTCAAACCAAAATGATAATTCACCAGTTTTTTCGTTGTATAGGTTATTTAAACCTTTAGCCATTAGGTTGCCCTCATTAAGTTGAACATCACCCACTTTTCTTAATACATTCATATTGTTTTGTTTTAAATAGACAATACAAAGATAATAATATAAAATGATATAACCAAATTTTTTATCGTTTATTTTAACGATATTTTTAATTATCGTCTAATTTAACGATAGTGCGTGTTGGAGTCTACTCTCTCGTTCCTCTCGGCTCGACCCTTACCTTATTGGTACACTACAAAGATAAGAATAATAATTGACACCACCAAATTATTTGACAAAAAAAATAAATAAAAAATTATCCTATTTTATTTGGAGAATTGAAAAAGATTCCTTATCTTTGTATTGTCAATTTAAAACAACGAATTATGAAAATGGAACAATTCTTAAAAGAAATCAAAGGAACTCAATTTGAAGCTGACTTTGCAAAGTCAGCTGAGTTGAATGTTAATGGTGCGCCAACTAGCAAAGCATATTGGAACTTAATCCTTTCAATCAGAGATTGCAAGTTATATTCAAAAGGTATCAAACCACACAGATTTTGGAAAATAAGCGATGTTAAAGCGTATTTTGGTGTTAAAGGTAATGCACAAGGTATTGCAGAAAAATTAGAGCAATACAAAGCAGTTTTGGTGGCTTAAAAAAAATCAAAAATAATTGCAAAAAGATTTGGAGAATTGAAAAATTCTCCTTATCTTTGTTATAACAAAAAGGGGCTGACACGAGAGTGGTAGTAGAGTAGACTCCGACCTACCCTAAAAAAACATATTATAAATTAATTTAAAAAATTATCCTATTTTATTTGGATAATTGAAAAAGATTCCTTACCTTTGTAGAGTCAATTTAAAACAATAAGATATGTCAGTAAATGCTAGTTTAGAAATCGCTAATGAGTTAATGAACAACAAAACAGTATTAACCAAAGAAGAGCGTGATGTGTGCGTACAATTTATGCCTGAAATGGCTAAAGAATACTTATTTCATAATTCTTGGAATAACACTTGGTTAAACCTTAATGTGTATTCTGAGATTGAAAAAGAAGAATCCGATTTACGTAAAGAAATAGGTTTTTAATAAACCTATTTTTATATACCAAAAAAAAATATAAAGTGGGTCGGAGTCTACTCTTCTGTTCCTCTCGGCTCAGCCCCTTGTCATCCATTGACTATACAAAGATAAGAATAATAATTGAAACTACCAAATTTTTTAACAAAAAAATAAATAAAAAAATTATCCTATTTTATTTGGATAATTGAAAAAGATTCCTTACCTTTGTAGTGTCAATTTAAACAACAAACAATGAAAAATTTATTATTTCGCTTATTCATCTTAATTTCAATAGGGTTAATTATCTTTTTTGCTATTTCAACTAAAACAAATAAGGTATCAAAAGAAATTGTAAATATAACAAATGAAGTTGATACAACAACTGAAACTTTTGAAGAAACTGAAACCAATGATGAAATAGTTGAAACGAAGAAAGAAAAAGAATTTAATAATTTTTTAGTTAAAGGTCAAATCAATACTTATTCAAATGGTGTTGATACCTATGTTGTTGAATTAGATACTTTGGATAGAATTGTAATTACACAACCAAATAATTTAACTAATGGTCATTTTTGGGATAAAAATAATTGCGTATTTAAAAATGATTACATTTATGTTGATTGGGTAACTTATGTTGATTGGGTAACTACTGAATACTATATTAAAAATACTGAATTAATCATTGTTAAAAATGGTAAATCCACAAAATATAAATTAATTTAAAAAAATATAGTTTTATATTTGGTTATATCAAAAATAATCCTTATCTTTGTATTGTCTAATTATTAAAACATAAAACAATGGTAGTATTCTTAACACTTTTGGCACTGGCTTTTTATTGGGTGCATAAACACGAAGAAAAAGAGGATGATAATTTAAGCGATGAAGCTTGGAATGAAAAATATAACCGATAAAATTTGGTTATATCAAAAATAATCCTTAACTTTGTATTCACTAATCACTTAAAACTAAAATTAAAAAAATGGAAAATCTAAAAAAATCAAAATTACTTAATGGTGTGTTATTCATCTTTTCGTTTCTTGTTTGCACACTAATAACATTCCCAATTGCACAAGAATTGGACGGCACTTTATCATTCATTATTTTATTAATTATTGTCACAATTGGAATTATTGTTCTAACAAAAACACTTGAACAAAAATTGGATGAACACGTATTTTCAGAAATTGAAAGGCATAAATATAAACATATTAGTCAGTTCTTTGATACTATGGAAGATGATAAAGAATTTAGTAAGAATGTATTAAGAGAAACGATACCGATATATAACGATGATAGGGAGAAAATCGGGGAACAAACTGTTTATAGTGCAATATCACAAAAGAAACAAAGATTTTTAAGATTATAGTTGTTGTTTTAAGTTGATGAAAAAAAGTGAGGTAATTATTTGGTTATCTCATTTTTTTTATTTATCTTTGTATTGTCTAATTATTAAAACTTAAAATTATGTTAGTATTAGTTTGTTCTTTAGTTTGGTCTGTTGGATTTGTTGTCAGCATGGTTGGTATGTATTTAGTTAAAGATTATCGAAATGGTATAATCTATAATGGTTTTGTTGGTAAAATACAAAACTTAATAAAACATTAAAAAAAACCAAAATAAATTTGGTAGATTAAAAAATTATTCTTATCTTTGTAGTGTCTAATTAAAACAACTAAAAATGAAAACAATTCAAATCACACAACACGAACTTCAACAAACTATGAAACATAGCATACACAAATCAAAAAAAGATTATTCAAGAAAATCAAAACATAAAAATAAAGGGTGGGATTAATTTCCCGCTCAAAAATTTGGAAATGTCATTTTTATTTTGTATCTTTGTATTGTCAATTTAAAACAATATATTATGAATGCTATTCAGGAATTAGAAACCAACTTTAAAAAACAATTTAATAAAGTATTTAGAAAATTAAATTACATTATCTCATATAGTGAATGCGTTATATTACTAGACACATTGAAAGGTGTCAAATATAACCCAATTGAGAATGAATATGCTTATAGGTGGCAATTAAAATTCAACGAATTGTTAGCGTAAAATTTGCATATATCAAAACTATTCATTATCTTTGTAAGGTCAATTTAAAACAATATACAATGAGCAAAACATTAAACATTTCAGGAGTACAAGAAAGACTTATCGAATATCACCGCAAACCAACAGCCTACGAAATCAAATTTGGTTATGGTGCAACACATTATAAAACATTTGCTGAATCAGCTTGTACCGATAAAAATGGGCGTGTTAAAAAGCGTTTAAAATGTCCTATTGATGGACTAATCTACACACAAAATTACACAAGTTAATAAAAAAGTTACCAAAAAATTTGGTAGATTAAAAAATAATCCTTATCTTTGTATTGTCTAATTAAAACAACAGAAAAAATGAGAAAAAATCTAGTAATTGAAGGTCTGCAAGTAGTAACATTGAAAACTTTACAAGTTGCATCAGTTTGCTTTGGTGCAATCGCTTTCGGTGGTATTGGTTATGCGTTTTATCGAATCATTACCGATAATATAGCATAACAAATAATTACATTATTTAATTGTAACCCCTATCAAAAGTAGGGGTATTTTTTTTTAAAAATAATTCATAATTTATTTGGTCAATTCAAAAATTATTCTTACCTTTACAATATCAAACAAAGGGGCTGACACTTACAAGGTGGTAGTAGAGTAGACTCCAACCTACCTTATATTATTATACGAAAAAAAAAATTAAAAATAATTCATAAAAAATTTGGTGGTATCAAAAATAATCCCTATCTTTGTAAGGTCAATTTAAAACAATATATTATGAATGCAAGACCTATTTATGTTATCGCAAATGAAATTAAAAAAGATTGGGTTAAACCAAACTATGCCGCAAAGCCTTATTTAGAAGCTATGGAATGTTTAAATTCCATTAATGATAAGTATGGTTGGGATAGTGGTAAATCGGTTGTCTTATACTTCCTATGTAACGCAAACACTTGGAAAGGTGAAACTGCAAAACGTATCAAAGCTGAATTAAAGTCCCTTACAAAATAAGGGACAAAAAAAAATTAAAAATAATTCATAAAAAATTTGGTGGATTCAAAAATAATCCTTACCTTTACAATATCAAATTAAAACACTTAAAAAAATGGAAACAACTTTAAACAAATCAATCGAGGCACTAAAAGTAATTAACGCTATTTCATCAGTATTGGCAAAATCCCCTACTGGCGTTTCTTTCGTATCTATCAAAGGTTATACTAACTCTTATGGCGAAGTATCTAATAACCTTGTAAATGTTGGTGCAAGTCTTGAAAACGCAAAGAAAAAAGATATTGAAACTTTGCAAAGTTTAGACGTTACTACTTTGAACGGAGATAGTATCTTACTTGAAACTGCAAAGGTAGAATTAATTAACTCTTTCATCAAGCCTGACGAAAATAGAAGTCAAGGACAAATTGACGCTTACACTATCGTAGCCAAAGGAATTAAAGTACACAACCAAACAGGCGAAATTTACGTTTTCGGCTTACGTAACAGCAAAACAGTTGTTGTTGAGGGTGTTTATCCACAAGTGAAGTCAAGACCTCTTACAATCGCTAAAAATCAATTAAGAAAGGAATTGAAATCAAACAAGTTTACTCAATACAAACTTTCTTCAACTGCCGTAATGAAAATGAATGGCGAAGAACTAATCTTTGAATGATTAGCTTTAAGCAAAAATAATCAAGTCCCGAAAGGGACTTTTTTTGTTAATAACTTTTTTTATTATTTTACTTGCATATATAAATTATTTTACATAACCTTAAATAATGCGTTTTAAGACACTTTAATTACTAAACGGGGTGTTACCCCTCCCCCCTTGAGAACGTAGGGGAGGGTGGGTATATGACCCCCCATACCCCTCCCCCCGTGAACCCTCTTTAGACCCCCCCCGTTCGGGGGTGTTTTGGGTGGGTCGGATTTGTAAAGAAATTTTTTGGGTAAATTTTCACATCTATTATTAGGACCCCTATATATAAAAAATTTTTTTGGGTAATTTTTTCAATCAATATTTAGCTACCCCATTTTTCAAAAAATTTTTTGGAAAAAAATTCAAGTAAATTTTTAGGTCCTTATATATTACACCATATACTTTATATTTATTATTATGGAATCTAGAGTGAGTGATATGGTATTAAGGTTTGCAGTTGTATTACTTGCATTATTACAACCATTAATTATAGTCTTATGTTTTGGTGTTGATGTTCATTCGATATCTGCGATGTGGTTAACTTATTTACAACCTTTATTTATTGTTACCAATGCTGCAACCAGTTATTTATTATTCAGTATTAGAAGGTGGAGGATTCCCAGTTTGTTTTTATTGTTACTAACTGCTTTTTCTGTTCAGTTCAGTATGTTATCTCACAATATATTTGCTGGGATATTTTTTGTTAGTTGTGTATATTCTTTATATGGTATAAAGAGATTGAGATGGTATATAATACCTTATGTTTGTTCTGCTTTGGTATTATTGGTATCTAGTATATTTTGGGCTGAGGTAGCTGCGGTTATTGTGATATGCGCATATCATTTTAATTTATTGGTTGGTGTATTAAAGATAAGGAATAAAAAAAGGGGTTAATTAGTTTTTAAGATATTTATTATTATGAAATCTTATATTCAAAAATTATTAAGGGAGAGTTTAGTTGGTGAGGATTATCCGTCTAGCTGGAATATTGAAGAATTTAAAAAATTAAATTCATTTGCAAAGCGTGTTGAGTATTGTAATACGCACCTTAAAAGAATTTCTTCTGGGTCAAGTAGAATTGTTTATATGGTGGATAATGAGAAGGTGCTTAAATTGGCCAAGAATAAAAAGGGATTAGCTCAGAACGAGGTTGAGATAGAATATAGTGGTTATTATGATATTGAGGACATTGTTGCCAAAGTATTTGAATCAGATGAAAACAGTTTATGGGTTGAGATGGAATTGGCCAAGAAAGTTACACCAAATATTTTTAAGAGCGTTGTTGGGGTTAGTTTTGAGGATTATGCTGCTGCTATGCATTATCATTACCATACAAATATTAAACCTAGTAGATACTCACCTAAAAAACCAGAGAATATGGATGAATTGTGGGAAAACGAATTTACTTATAGTATGTTAGATTTTATGGCCAATTATGATATTCCAGTTGGTGATTTAGGTAGATTATCAACGTATGGTTTAGTTAAAAGAGATGGTCATGATACAATAGTTATGATTGATTATGGTTTAACTCACGATGTTTACGGAACTTATTACAGTTAATTATTTTTCTTTAAATTTAACGGTATTTTCTTTATTTGAGTTTTTCTCAAATTCATCTTTTTCTATAAAGCCCCAAATTTCGGAACCTTTTTTTCTTTTATAATATACATCACCACCACCAATATCTCTCATTTGATATTCGTATTCGGTTTTCTTCGCTTCATTTAATAGCGATTCTCTTAGTTTGTATTTAATTACAGATTTAATCATCATTATATAAATATAAAAAACCCCATAAAAAATATGGGGTTATTGATATATAATGGTCGGTAAAAAATTTAAATTTTACCGTTTGTTCCTAATTTGACGGTAATTCGGTAATAACCATCAAGTTTTTATGCTTTACTAAAATAAATAATTTTTGGAAATTTACCGAATACGAATTTGGTTACATCACATAACCAAATATCCAAGTTAAATTCAAGACCCATATAGGATTCCATGTGGTAATAAGCACCTTCACCATGTTCTGGTGTTTCATGCAAGAAAATAAGCATCTCATAACCATCTTCTGGTTCTGTTAACATATATAATGTAACTTCACCTTCACCTTGCGCTAGTATGTCTAGCATGGTATCGGCACCCATAACCATTTCCAGGGCGGCTTTGGGGCCTTCCCATTCAGGAAGGTCCACATACCACTTATTATCTGGTTCTTTATAAAATTTAAGTTCCATTATACTAGCTCTACTAATTTACCAAGTTTACCTCTGATTTCAGTTAAGGTTGTTGTGTTATAGAAATTACCATCTGAATAGATTGTTTTTAATTCACCAGTATTTTCACCTTCCCATGTGCACCTATCGATTAGATAATAATCACCATCCACATCTTTTTTAACACATAGTAAACCAGTTGCTGATTTCTTTGTCCCATCATCAGTGATTGGGTCTTTGAAGATTTCTCTACCTTCAGGGTTGAAGTCACCATCAAACTTAGGTTTGTTAACTTCAACGTATGTCGCTTTCATTGCAAATCCGAAAGTATCTCTGGTATTGTATTGGTAAGTGAATGAACCGATACCTAATACTACGTTTGTTGATGCAAATCCTTTTGCTTCTAATCTTCTACAGATTTCATCTGCTCTATCGATTGTGATTGAGTCACCGTAGATTGCTCCGATGTGTGGGTCAATAACTTTGTAACCTTGTTCGTTGATTGTTCCACCGAATACATCCCAAAGCAATTCAACTACACCTTTGTATTTTGGGTGTGTTAAATCTAAATCAGCATTTTCGACAACATCTCTGTAATCACGAGATATAACTTGTTCACCACAAAGAATATCTACTGGGTCACCAGAGTCAGGACGAATAACCAATTTACCATCACGATTCATAATTTCTTCTTTCAAAGTAACTATGTGTTCAGTACATACTTTCCATAAGTCCCAAGTATCAGATACAACTGATAGGATTCCAGTTGGGTATGTTTCCAATAATCTTCTGAATGTATCGATTTCATCTTCTTTACCACCAGCACACATAACTGAGTGTTCTGTTGCATTAACTGAACCAGCGATAAATCCAGTTTCACCATAGTATTTTCTTGCACCATAGATTGCTGGAAGAGAATCTGAACCAGAGAATGATGTTAGGTGACCAATACCAGATGATACAGTTGCATCGATTGAATCCATACCTCTCATTGAGAAATCGTGACCTTGCCAGTCAATAAACCAACCTTTTTCAGCATCAGTTTTTTCTTGCCATTTTGTTAATACCTTTCTGTAGTTATGTGCAATGGTTGCTGAAGTCATTGGTTTCCACAATAAGTTGGAAATGATTGTTTCCAAATAGTTGGTAATCCAATAGAACTCTGGAATTGTGTTATAGATTGTAAGCACTGGAACCTTAGCTGGTACAACTGTACCTTCTTCGATTGCTTTAACTTTGATTGGTAGATAACCTAAATCGTGTAATGCTTCAAAGTGTGACACATCGTAATCTGTGTTAAGATACATTGATAATTCACGTTTCATTTCACCACAAACAACTTCTTTTGGTTGTGAGAAGAAATCTCTATCGAAAGATTCGTGGATTATTTTCATAACCATTTGTTGTCCAAACGAAACGATTTCGTTGCAATGTTTTGGCGCATGTTTCAAGCTTCTTGGTGTGAAGTTTGAATAAACTAATGTTGTACCCTTTGGGTACATATTATGATGAGCCGTTTTATACCCATCAGTAAGTAATAAAGGATTTATGTTTTTCATTTTTTATGTTTTTTTAAATAAACATATGGATATAATTAAAAGTCTTATAGCCATCCGTTAAAAGTAATGGATTGATTCTCATATTATTTATTTTTCTTTTTGGATTACCACTGCAAACTTACCATTAAGTTTTTCTGACCAACTGTGGCTACCTGATAGTGCCACATATTGTGCGGTTACTGAAACTACTTCCCAACCTTCCTCTAACCAGTCGTTCACTTCTTCTTCAGATTCCACAATTAAAAATTTTTGTTCTTTCATATTATTTATTTTCCACAAAGGTAGTAATAAAAAAGTTATCATGCAAGAGATTTTCAATATTTTCGTATAAAGGTATGTTAAATCTTTCGCAAACTATCTCAACATTACCTTTTCTCCAGAAACCTTCTGGGCAGCAAACCAATAATTTACCGCTTGAAGCATATAGACCCAACTCAAGTAACGATATTGGTGATTTTGAGTCTGGTAATAGGTATAAGATGATAATGTCTGATTTATTTAAGGCATCCAATTCCCAATTAACTTGTTGGTAGAATTGTGGGTTTTCGATTCTTTGTTCCCAAGATGAATCCCATTCTTCACGTCTAGGATTTAGAATAGTATAAGGTCTATCAGATAATGCTTCAGTGATTTTTGTTTGCCAATCTTCTGAATTACCCATTTCTATGGTACCAGCCAAAAATATTTTGAGGTGGTTTTTTCTACTGTTTTTGACAACAGAATGTGGTGGTTTAATTACGTTCATATTAGTATACATTTATTTGGGTTACATAATCATTTGTAACTGTATAATCTGAATCCGATTCAACATTAATATCATATACGGAATTAGTACAATATATATGGTTTATGTGTTTATTTAATTCGTGAAAACCATTTGAAAATATACCGTGGGTAATTGCTAACGATACTTTGGCTTGTGGTCTCATTTCGTGAATTGCTTTTGCAATTTCAATGAATGTTCTACCACCATCACAAATATCATCAACGATTAAGAAATTGTTATTTGTGTGTTCACCAGCTTTAAGTGGAACATAAGTACTCAATATCTTACCTGTTTCAATATCTCTATGTTTTGATGCGATTAAGATATCTTTTTTATAGTCTAATTTTTCAGCTAAATTATAAATTTTCTTAAGTGCCCCAGCATCTGGTGAGATTAATGTGAATGAATCAACAGCATTTTGCAAACTAATTTGATTTTGTTTTGTTAAAGCAATTTTAATAAACCAAGAGTTATCCACAACTTCAAGATTATTTATACATGCTGCCGCAACATCACTGTGTGCATCAATACAAGTTACTGTAGTGTAATTTTGTGCATTTAATATTGGTGCTATAACATCTCTCAAATAGGATGTACCACCTTCAAGAAATTTTCTATCACTTCTTGCACCCAAAATATATGGAATGTACAAGTGAATTTTTTCAACTTTTAAATTTCTAAGTGCCTTTGTTGCACATATTATTAACTCAAAATCTTTAAAATTATTGAAACTTGACTTGATTATGACCTCATTAACTGGTTTTACAGGTGTAACTGCACCCATTTTTGTTATGGTAACATCTTGTTGACCATCTGGGAATTTTGATATTTTGTATTTAATATCACTAGACTCCTGGTAAACTAAATTTAATTCTAACATAATTTATTTATTATTTTCTATATTATTGGGAAATGTGTGGAATTCTAATGAATCCAAATCTATTTTATCTTCTTTAAATCGGTTATGCCTTTTTACCGTGGTATTAATAGCTTGGTTTGTTTTATTAATTATTTTGGTTGTCAATTCATTTAAGGTGTATTCATTATCAATAGTAAATTCTGATAATGACACCTTTATGGTTATTGTTTTATATTTTCTTTTAAACATCATCAGTAGCTTTAAATGAAACGGAAAGTATAAAAAGTTCAAAAAATACTAATATTATTCTACCAACTGCATTATTAATTAACCACCAATTTGATGGATTTAAGTCAAAAGCAATGAATGAACCTATTAAGTACCAAAATAAGTTACCAGCTAAAAACCACAATAATAATTTACCAAAAAACCCCATAGTTTATTTTTTATAAAGTAATACACCACAACAATTATCTAAGTTTTGGTTGATTAACTCAATTTCTAATTCATCATCATCAAAATGTATATCAAAATTATATAATGATTTCCATTTATCTTCACCTTCTGTAAATTTAATTCTATCAACTGGTATTCCAACCTGTTCAGCGATTTCAAATAGAAACTCATTTTGGGTGATAATCCATGGCCAACCTTTGGACCTACCATGTTCAGATGATAATCTGGATGTTGTAATCCAAACTTCATGACCAGCATCTATAAATTTTTTGGCTAACTTTTGGTTTTTTTCTTCTGATAAGGTTGAATCAAAGTCAAATGATATTTTCATAAACGATTTGCGATTACTTTAATAATTTCTTCTTCTTCATTTGTTAACCTATGGCGTGATTTTCCTAGTTTAAATAAAGCTTCCAAAAACATTTCATCATGTATGGATTTTGCATCATCTTGAACTACGATTATATCGTTTAAATAACCATCCTCCTTTAATACTTCAATAAGTTCAGTTATTTCACGTTCTGAACATGCATCAACAAAATCACTTGGTGATATATCCAAGTCATCAACATAAAAATCTGGCATAATAATTAATTTTAGGATACAAATATATGAGTATTTTTTTAATTGTGCAATTTTTTTTGATTTTTTTTTGTAGATTAGAAAATAATTTTTATCTTTGTAAAAATAAATGTTATAATTATGAGTGAAAAAGTTGTTTATAAAGAATTGTATTCTTACCAACCACAATCGGTTGACACATTATTTAAGATTTACGAAAAAAGTAAATTTAATGCTAGGGTATATTTTATGAATGAAAATCCATCAATATTTCATAAAACCAGATTGGGCATTTTTGAGGAACCAAATGGTGATTTTAGTATTGTATATTTTAGAAGAAATTATGGTATAAGTAAAACTAGTAAAATGTATAATAGAGAATCTAGGGTATTTTCTATTATAAAAAAGGGTAATAAATTCTATTTTAAAAATAGATTGGGTATTAAACCATTAATTCATAACCATTTAAAAAATTGTGAACATTATAAGCTTATTGTATCTGAAATGGTTAGCAAATTACCATGGTTGAGATATTTGACTGAACATGATGTTATATCGTCAGTTTCATTTAACACAATATATAGTAAGAAAATATTTTCATTGGATAAGGCATTAAAGTATCAGTATAAACTACCATCACCAGCCGCAAAATTGCTACATGGGTTAAAAAATTACAGTCACCAAGCTAATTATTTGAGATATTATATTGAATATTTGGTTAATATTGAGAACTTACATAACACATTACCCACTTATGATTTTGGTATTTTCTATGATACAGTAAAAATGGCAAAAACATTGGATAGGAAGGTTAATTGTTCTTGGTCAGCAAGAAGATTAAAGGAAGAACATGATGAATGGTCAAAAGAAATAACTGATATTGTATTTACTGAAGGTGATAGGTTAATGTCTATTAATGATATATTTGTTAGATTTGCGGATAGTAGCGGTTTTAAATTATTAAGAACCACTAAGGAAATGAATATTGAAGGTAGGAAAAATGACCATTGTGTTGCAACATATGTTAATAAAGTTGACAATGGTAGTTGTGGTATTTATAGTATTAATGGTTATACTTTAGAATTAAACACAAAATGGGTTAATAATCACACTAGTTTGACGTTGATGATTGTGCAATTCAGAGGTTATAAGAATTGTAATGCACCTAAAGAATTATATGATATGGTAAAAATGGAATTATACAAATTTAATGGTGTGGAAGTACATGTTAAACAAGAATTTAGTGATATTTTTGAACTTGGGTTTGAATTACCAGGTGATTTATTAAATGACCCATTTTAAGATTCGTAAATCTCAGGATTTTGTCTACCGAATATTCTGATTAATTCACCAGCTTTAGCGTTTGCTTCATTTTCTTGTGGTGAACCATCATCACCAGCATGTGGGTTATTATCAAGTTCTCCACGCTGACTTTGTTTGTGATGAACCATTTCATGAGCTAATGACCTTAACACGTCAACTAACGCTCTATTTTTAATATATACCTTTATAGAAGCTTCTGAATTATTATATACTGCGGTAGTTCTTATACCATCTTTTTTATTTGTTAAAATAGCATTTACTTCACCTTCTATACCTAAATGGTCAATTACAAATTCCAAGAATTTTTGAACGATTGCTTTTTTAGGCATCATTTCAATTTCTTCTCTTAATAATCCCCTTATAAATGTTTTCATATATTACTACTTAACCTTTTTCTTCTTTCTTTTTCAATATTAATCAATTCTTGTTTTAACTCCCTTTCCATATTTTTAATAATTTTGAATTGGGGGTCTTTTGGGGTTAATTTTCGTCTTTGAGCTGTCAAATCGTTTAATTTATTTCTTATTTCTTGCTCATCACCAAAATAACCTTTTTCAGATTTTGATTTCTTTGTATATAAATCTTCTTTACCCGCTAATTTTGCTAATTCATCTGGTGACATTTTAGATGCTCTAATTTCTTCACCTTTATCATCTAAATAACCCATATTATCTTTTAAAAATGAAATTATATCATCACCCATAAAAATCCTAACTTTTAATAAAGCATCAGACATTGGTGAACTACCAATTGTGTAACCAACTCTTGTTTCATCATCATATTCTGGATGAGATATACCTCTATTTGCCGCAACATAAAAATATCTTTTATTTGGGTTTGGGTCATTATAAGTTCCTAATTGAGCTTTATTAATGATTCTATTTTCCTTACCCCTTAAATCACCATTTTTACTTAATTGTATTTCATATAACCCATCACCAGTGTAGACATCACCCAACATTTGTTGTTCTTCTCTTGATAATGAATTAAATAATGTTTTTGCTTGATTTATTTTATTTACAGCATTAAATAATTGACTTTGAGTGGTGTCAGAATTATCAATAGGTCCACTTGGATTAGCACTTGAATGAGTTGCTAATCTACCTTCTAGTAATATTCTAAGTTTATTTTGTATAAAATGTTTCATTGTTGACTATAAATATTTGTTTTTTGGTTAAAAAATTAATATATTTGCATATATGGCAAATTATAATTTTAATAAGGATATTGAAATAGGTGAAGCTGGTGAAGGTATTGTTAGACTTGATTTGGAATCAGTAGGTGGTAAATTTATTGGTGACAATAAAAATAACACACATGATTTAGTAATGGAAATGCCTAAAAGGGGTGGTAATGGTTGTAATTTAGTTAGTTATGAGATAAAAACTGATGTATTTTGTAGACCAGATTCAGATACTGGTAATTTATTTATTGAATTTGAATCCAGGGGTAAGCAAAGTGGTGTAAGTGTAACCAAAGCTGAATGGTTTGTCACTTATTTCAAACATTTTAGAGAAATATGGTATATAAAATCTGATAAATTGCGTCAATTGATATCAAATAATGAGTTTAGAATGACTGAATTAAGTGGTGATTTAAATAGTAATACCAAAGGGTATTTAATACCGAGATATCAGTTTAAAAAACATTTTAAAGTTAGGAAGGTTCCAAAAAATTTAACAAAATAATTTTATATCTTAGTTTATTTTCAGATATTTATCAATAAACAGTTATTATGAAAATTATACTTACCGAAAAACAATTAGAGTTATTAAAGTTGATTACTGAGAATGAAGATGTTATTAATCAATTTACAAATAGAATAAATGCGATTAATGGTTCACTTAATAAACTTTACACTGATATTAATTTCATAAGTATCGCTGAATTATTAAATGGTGAAGTTGATTTATCTAATTTTACAGGTAGACTTGATAAAATTGAGGACTTGTATCATGCATTATCAAATGAGATGACCAAATATTTTAATTCATTCGGTGAAGATGCTTATTTTGATAAATGGGTGTCGATACATGATAAGTTAGATGATATAAATCATAAAAATTTTGATAAAAGCAATGTAATATCCTCAATATTAATGGATTTGGATTCATTAGTTATTGACAATGAAAATACTAAAAATTTATTTTCTGATATTAAATCAATAAATTTATCTTAAGAAGTTTGGTGGTTTGAAAAATTATTCTTATCTTTGTTTTATAAACAAATAAAGATATGAAAAATTTAATTTATTTATTAGCAGTATCACTAGTTTTAATTACTAGTTCTTGTCAAAAAGAAAACATACAACCAACTGTTCAGCAAGAACAAACCATTCAACAAATAAGATTATATGGTAAATGGTTATTAGTTGGCGGTTCTATGTATATGACTAATTTAGAAACTGGACAAAAAACAAAATATAACCATTTTGGACCTAATAAAACAACTAGTAGTTTAGATTACAATGGTTCTGATATTGAACTTGAGACTATTGAAGTTAATGTTACAACTTGGTCATTTTACCAACCACCAGCAGTTCCTGGATATGGTAACTTTGTTTTAAATGGTGATATGCAAAATCCTTATGGTTTTTATGTAACCAAAAATAACTGGACAATTATGGAGCACCCACAGGCGACATCATCAAATATGCAAATGGGTGGTTCGTCTAGACCAATAAGTTCTGAACTTTGTAATATTTCAGATTCTACAGCATATTTTTACATACAAGAAGGTTATACTTCTATAAATGGTCAAAACTACACATATATTTCAGAATTGAAATTTCGCAAAATTGAATCATGGTAACTAAATTTATTTTGCACATGATGATTATAGCATCTTTATGGATTATGTATTCATCAGACAATATAACCGAATTCATTGTTGGTATTTTGTTTTGGTTATATTATATGCGTAGATTATATACCCATAATACTACTGATAGTCCCTAATTTTAAAATAATTAAATATAATTAATTTAGATTCATATTGGGTTAAGTCAAATGTGTTTGAAACATTATTAATTAATACTTGTAGAAATTGTTTTTTTTCTGTTGAAACTAGGTATAAACTCCCATTAACAAATATGGTTCTCTTAAATTTACCATTAATTTTGTTTCTTAATATTGGGTATGCTAGTTTTAAATATCTAAATGCTAATGAATTTATAACTTCATCAGAATGTAGTAATACAGTGGTCTCCAAAATCATCCCACTCGTCTTGTTCATATTTTTCTTTGGTCTTAACTTCATTATTCATTTTTTATAGTTTTTACAAAGATAAATATGGTTTTTTAAAAATAAAGTTAGTATTTTTACAAAAAAAAATTATGTTATTATATTTTTTAATTTATTGTTTATTTGGTATGTTATGGTTTGGTATTATTCACAAACGTATTAGTATAACAAATATGTTACAACCAACATTTTTAATTATTATGTGGCCATTACATGTTATCATTTTTTTATTTCCAAAAACATGGTATTGACTTATTTTGATAAAATAGTGCATTATCAGATATGTGATTTTTTATATGATGAATTTGTAAAATCACAAAAAGGTAAAGTTAGTTATCAAACATTCACCAGTATGTGTAATGTATTAAGTAAAAAAATAAAGAATGGTGTGCTTTTAAGTAAATCTGAGCGAGCAATAGTTGCTAGAGTTATGGAAAGGTTAGGTTTATTTTTTGGGTTCAATGATAATGAATCTGTTAATTATACTTACGAATTCTTTGTTGATGAAGTTTGGGGTAAATATCATTCATCAGTAAATGCAATTAATTCGGTTTTTTATCAAGCCAAAAATATTTAATAATAAAGTAAAGTTATGAAAGTAGTAGAATTAAACTCAGAAAATTTTGAAGATTTAGTGTTAAAATCTGAAACACCAGTTTTAGTTGATTTTTGGGCACCATGGTGTGGTCCTTGTAGAATGTTGACACCAACATTAGAAAAATTAGCTGATGAAACTGAATCAGTAGTTGTTGCAAAGCTAAATGTTGATGAAAATCAGGCGTTGGCGGCCAAATATCAAGTTAGGGGTATACCAACATTAATGTTATTTAAAGGTGGTAATTTAGATAAAAAAGTATCTGGAGTCCAAACCTTAGATAATTTAAAACAATTCATTAATTAATTTAAAGCGGGGTTACCCGCTTTTTTTATATTAATTAAATATTTATTGATATGTCAAAGAAGATTATAATTACCGAATCACAATATAATAAATTATTATCATTTATTAATGAAGGTGATTTTCACATTATTTTAAATGATATTCTTGATGATTTGAATAAAAATTATGAACCTGTTAAAGCAGTTGTAAAAGATTACCATGACTATAATGAAGAACCAAGAATTAAAGTTATGGTTGATGATAGTGTAATTAGTGATTTAGATTTATTAAATTATATGAAATATAAGTATCACGCTGTCTGTGGTGAAAATTTTTTAAAACAAGTTATTGATGATTGGTACCACGGTAGGATAAAGGATGGTATGTTATCTAAAAATATAACATTAAAGTAATCACGATGTAGTGAATATAAAAGCTAAAATAAGGCAAAAGTTAATAGAGGTTTATGGTGAACCGTTTAACACTTATTTAGAACATGAATATGAAAAAAAAATCACAGAAAATTTAATAAATGGTGATTTAAAATCAAAGAAAGAATGGGTCACTTATAATCAAGTAATTTTAGAGTTAAAACATAATATAAAAGACGCTTTAAAAGTCAAAGAATTACAATATAAACTAACTGATAATCAACCACCTAGTAAAGCTTGTATAGAAGTTATTAAAGAAGTTAAAGTATTAAGTCCCGAATTATTCAGGTTGTATGAAAAAATAATAAATTTTTAACTTTAAAATATACCAAAAAGTTGTAACTTATGGTGATTGAATGATATTTATGAGTATATAACATGACTAAAAATATCGTGTGATGGAAGAGTTTAATTTAAACATTAAAAGCGGCTCTGGTAGATTAAAAAAACTAGATAAGTTATACAGAGATTTCGTTAAAGATTCCCTTAATAAATTTGATGAGGATAGTGTTGCCAGATGGGAAGTTTACAATGCAATAATAAGTGAATTACATGGGCTTGGTGAATACAAATTATTCCAAGAAATACAATATAGGTTTACAGATGGGGAAAACCCAAACTTAGTTATGATAGATATTGCTAATAGACTATCTGATGATAATTATTTAATATGGTTAATGAAACCAAATTTATTATCATTCATAGAAGAAGATTTTAAAAAAGAACTAACTTAAATAGTTGTTTTTTTTATTTTTATTTCATAACTTTGATAAAATTAATAATTGTGGCGTTAAATATAACCGAGCGTTTAAAATTTCTATTAACCAAATTTAATGTTTTTGATGAGACTTTTTTATTGTCAAAAACAAAGAAACTGGAAGGTGATGGGTATGATGTATCAAGGATATTATCACATGATGATGATTGTTTGGCCATTGTTTCAAAAAAGGAAGAAAATGGTAAATTAAGGACTGAGATTAATATCTCTAAAACTGTGTTTGATTTAATGGTTGACTCTGACCCAGCACCAAATAAAATGTATACACAATGGATGCTAACCACATTTAATAGGATGTTAAAGGAAGATAATTACACAAACGCCATTAGATTCGCATCTGAGGATTTACCATTAGCTAGTAATTATTTGATTATTTTTGAATCTAATAAACGAAAACAAAAATTTAAAGAATTATGTGCTAGTAGTTTTATATTAAAAGATATTAATGACCCAACAGATATAAATCAATATAAATCATTAAGTCAATTATTTGATGCTGTTGACCCATTTATCGTTAAAGATTCATCTGAAATTGAAAGTCTATTATATAGATTTGTTGATTCAAAACAAGCTGAGATTGGTGTTAGGGATAGGAAATTTACAGTTTATATACCTTTAACTAGGGATGCGAGTGTTGTATTTGATTCATTTGCTAACTGGTGCACATGTAAAGAAGGTAATGGTATGTTTCAACATTATACCACAAATTATAAAACACCAATTGGTAGGAAATCAAAAATTTATATAATTATAAATAACGAATTTTTTAATGGTGTTATTAATGATGATACATTATTTCAAATTCATTTTGAATCAAACCAAATAAAGAATAGGAAAAATACCCATTCAAATGTTAGTATTTATGATTCATTATCATCAAGTGAAAATGTGTTAAATTTTTTCCACGATGAATTAATTAATTTATCTAAAGAGTTTAGAAATTTAAATAAAAACTTATATTTGGATAACTTAATAAAATTTGGATTTAGTGATAGTTTATTTGAAGTTATTGAAGAAACTACACCGATGATAATATTTAAAGATAAAGAAGTACCAAAAATGGGAGATTTGACTAGATTTAATAATTTACAAACTTTTGAGATGAATAATACTAAGTTAATTAATATTCACCCATCAGTGTGTAATTTAAATAATTTAGAGGTTATGGTGTTAAGGGATAACAGAATAACCACCTTACCAAATGAAATTGGTAATTTAAAAAATTTAATATTTATGAATATTTTGGGTAATAAAATTGTTGATATACCTGAGACTATTAAATATCTGGATAAATCGAACGGGGGAAATCTTCATAGATTGGCGGTTAGTCAAAAAGATATTGGGGAAGATAATTATAAAAAATTGAAAAGGTTGTTACCAAATACAATTTTAAATTAAACCCCCAAAAACTTGGGGGTTTTTTTATAACAAAAAAATTAAAATTAAGATTATGAAATGGAAACGGGTTTCAAAGGGTTACATTGATGAACCACTTATAGAATATTTAGAAAAAATATTTGATGAAGAAATGGCAAATGGCCATGAAATTAAAGTATGTATAGGTACTGATTCAAAAAGACGTGGTGGTGGTTATCAATTTGCTACAGCAATTGTTATTGCTTTAAGTGAGTGTGTTGGTAAAGATAAATTTGGTAGAGATACTTACAAAGGTAAAGGTGGTATTTTACTTGGTGCAGCATATTTTGACGGTACCCAAGTTAAAGGTAAAGCTGGTGTTAAAGAAAGAATGATTAAAGAAGTATCAAAAACAATTGAAGTTGCTTGTGAAATATCACCATTATTAGATTTATATGATATAAAACTAGAAATACATGCTGATATTAACCCAGATATTAAATTTGACTCAAACAAGGCTTTAAATGAAGCTGTTGGCTATATGCTTGGTATGGGTTATGATTTTAAGTTAAAACCAGATGCCTGGGCTGCTAGTAAAGGTGCCGATAGATTATGTTAATTTTTTTTGATATTTTTTGGTTTTTACCAAAAAAAGACATATTTATAAAATACCAGAGTAATAAAAATTTTTATAAACTTTAAGACATGTCAAATACAGCAAAAAAAACAGTTAAAATTACAGAATCAGCATTAGTTGATTTAATTGATAACATCGTAAAAGAAGCAGTTGAAAAACAAAAAGTTCAGTGGATTGCGGAACAAGAAGCAAAAAAAGCTAGTTTGTTAGAATCTAAAATCGCTAAACTAGAAAGAACAATTGCTGAAATATCAAAAGTTAGTAGATAATATTTAATTTAATTTATTAAAATAAGCTGTGGGTAATAATATCCACGGCTATTTTATTGCCATATAATTTAGATATTTAACAGTTTGTTTCTTAATAAATTCTTTATAATTTTTTTAGACTCTGATAATTGGTTTATTTTAGGCCATCTAATCATAGTATCCATATATTCATAACTCTTATGAACACCTTTATTCATTTTAAAACCAAATCTTTTATAGAATTGAACTAATCTGTTTTTATTGCCACCAAAATCACCAGAAGGTGTTAATGTGATAATTTTTTTATTTTTGTCAGCGTAATTAATTAAGTCATTCATTATATCAGTACCGACACCACCACCCCTAAATTCAGGATTAATTATAATTCTAGACAATTTTAAGCTTTTACCATCTTCATAAATGTCCAAACCGATTAATTCATCTTTATATTTATCTTCTAAAGTTTTTTCAATCATATTAATAAATATAAAAAAACCCACTAATGTGGGTTTTATTTTATTTTGATTTTTCGCTTTTTAAAACTATTTCATTTTTTGTTTTATCAAATGTGACATTTATAGTTTCACCTTCTTTTATATTACCACTTAATATTTCATCCGCAATTGGGTCTTCAATGTATCTTTGAATTGCTCTATTTAATGGTCTGGCACCGTATGCTTCATCATATCCATTTTTTGCAACGTATTCAATCGCAGATTTTTGTATTTTCATATCATAACCCATTTCTTTAACTCTATCTTTTAATTTATCAAGTTCATTGTAGATTATTTTATGTATATCTTCTTCTTTTAAACTATTAAACACAATAATTTCATCAATTCGGTTTAAGAATTCTGGTTTAAATTTCTTTTTAAGTGCTTTTTCAATTATTGACCTTGTTCTTTCTTCTTCATTGGCGATTACAGCATCAGTTTGGAATCCCATTGATTTACCAAAACTACTTAATTCTTTAGCACCAACATTAGATGTTAGGATTATTAATGAATTTTTAAAGTTTATTTTTCTACCAAAACTATCAGTCAATTGCCCCTCATCTAAAACTTGTAATAATATATTAAATACATCATCATGGGCTTTTTCAATTTCATCAAATAATACAACTGAATATGGTTTTCTTCTAATTTTTTCAGTTAATTGACCACCTTGTTCAAAACCAACGTAACCTGGAGGGGAACCAATTAATTTTGATACTGAATGTTTTTCCATAAATTCACTCATATCAACTCTAATAAGTGATTCTGAATCACCAAATATTTCATCAGTTAATAATTTAGTTAAATGCGTTTTACCAACACCAGTTGGTCCTAAGAATATAAACGAACCAATTGGTTTATTTCTGTTTCTTATACCAAGTCTATTTCTTTTGATTGCTTTAATAACTTTTAACACAGCATCATCTTGACCAATAACTTTACCCATTAAGGTTTTGTCCATAGCCATTAATCTTTTGTTTTCTTGTGATGAAATTTTACTTAGTGGGATACCAGTCATCATAGATACTGTTTCAGCAATTAAATCAACATCAACTGTAGTTTTCTTTTTATCTAATGAATCTAACCAATTTTTTTTAGCTTTATCAAGTTCTTCATTTAATTTTCTTTCTTCATCTCTTAATTCAGCAGCTTCTTCATATTTTTGTTTTTGGACAACTTCTAATTTTCGTTTAAGAATTTCTTCTTTTTTAAGTTCCAATTTTTTTATGTTTTCTGGTAATTCGTGTGATGTGTTTGTGCTAGCACCAGCTTCATCTAATACATCAATAGCCTTATCTGGCATTGCTCTATCAGTTATATATCTGTCAGCCATTTTAACACATTCTTCGATTGCTTCATCAGTATAACTAACTCTATGATATTTTTCATATTTTTCTTTAATATTATTTAATATCATTTTTGTTTCTTCAGATGTGGTTGCTTCAACTAATACTTGTTGGAATCTTCTGGTTAAAGCACCATCTTTTTCAATATGCTCTCTAAATTCATCTAATGTTGTTGCACCGATTACTTGTATTTCACCTCTAGCTAATGCTGGTTTAAATATATTTGATGCATCTAATGAACCAGAAGCATTACCAGCACCAATAAACGTATGTAATTCATCAATGAATAAAATAATATCAGTATTCGCTTTTAATTCATCCAATATTGCTTTTATTCTTTCTTCAAATTGACCTCTATATTTGGTACCAGCAACAACTGATGCCAAATCCAATGAATATATTTTTTTATCTATTAAAGTTCTTGGTGCTGAACCACTTTTTATTAATAAAGCAATACCTTCAGCAATACTACTTTTACCAACACCAGCTTCACCTATTAATACTGGGTTGTTCTTTTTTCTTCTAGATAAAATCTGAACAACTCTTTTTATTTCTTTTGACCTACCAATAACTGGGTCAATTTTATTTTCATCAACTAATTTAGTTATATCTGTGCAAAAATTATCTAATACTGGTGTTTTGCTCGGTGTGTTTCTTTTTGATTTTTTATCTTTTTTATCTTCACCTGGTCCAGAATAATCAAAATCATCATCCTCTGATGAATTTTTAACTTGGTCTAACATATCTCTCATATTTTTTACCGTTTTAACAAACTTTTCGTAAGTAAGATTATATTCTTTATTTAAAAGTTTTTTTATTGTTATTTTATTATTACTATTTAAGATAGCCATCATTATATGTGTGGTATCAATATGGTTATCACCCATATTTTCTGACTCATGGTCAACCGAATTAAATAATTTTCTACTTTCTTTACTAAATGGTACACTTACTTTGGTACCTTTTTGTAATTTTGGTATTAAATCAGTGTTATTTAAAGACAAATAAAGATTATCATTTAATTCACTAAGATTTACACCTAAATTTTTAAGTGCATCAGTACACCCATTATTATTGTCCGCTATTATTGATATTATTAAATGCTCTGGTTTAACCTGAGCATCACCCATTTCTCTAGCTTCTTTAACCGCCTCACCAATTATAATCTTAAGTTTTGGTATGATTTCTCTATTCATCGTTAATTATTTTTTTTAGTAAAATTAGTTATTTTTTTTTAAAAATCAACAGTTGTTTTTTTCAATAAATATTAATATATTTGCATTGAATGTAAATAAAAAAATAATATGACTAATAATTTACCCTTATTTAAGAAAATAGAAATAACCAAAAAAAATGGTTCTATATTATCTATAAGTGATGCAAGTATTTTATTAACTGGTAATTTTTTAATTATTATTAAAAAAGATTATTCTAATACAAATTATTTAAATTATGAGCAACATGATGTTTATAATTTAAATGATATTAAATATTATAAAGTTAAATAATATGGCAAAAATAGTTAGAGAAATTGAGATTTCAATTGATGAAATTATGGAATTAATCAGAGCCAAATACGGTGATAATATAAAGGAAGAGAATTTTGAATCTAACCCCTATTTAGAAATTGGTGAAACTGGTGATTATGATAGGGGTGACTGGTCTAGAACATTAAAATCAATAACCTTTTATATAAGGGAACAGTAAAACAAATAAATTATGTTATTAAAAAGAGTAGAAAAAGAAAGTATGGTTAAGGCGATTTATGATTCGTCAAATATTTTGGCATCAAAATATGATAAAAAAACTAAAGATTTAACAATAACATTTAAGCGTGGGGCTCAATATAAATATGTTGGTGTATCAGCTTCTGATTATTTGCGTTTTGAAACGGCAGAAAGTCAAGGTGCTATTTTAAATTCACATATTAAACCATATTCATTTGAAAAGTGTGATGCAATTGATGCTAACGTTATTGTTGAGGAAATCAACAAGTTAAAAAATGAAGAAGTTATTAAACGACAAGAATCAATAATAGCTGATATGGAAAGAATTGTTTCAGATTTTGACCAAAACCAAACATTTAATGAGGTTACTTTGATGGTACTTGCTAAAAGAATAACTAATTATTTTAATCCAGTTGTAAATGAATAGTTTAGATAAACAATATCAAACATTACTTCAAACAATTTTGGATTTTGGTGTTGAAAAAAAAGATAGGACTGGTACTGGAACCAAATCGATTTTTGGTTATACAATTCGTCATAAAATGAGTGAGGGATTTCCATTACTTACAACAAAGAAGATGGCATTCAAGACGATGGTGACGGAATTACTGTGGTTCCTACGAGGTGATACCAACATTAAATTCCTTGTTGATAATAATTGTCATATTTGGGATGGTGATGCGTATAAGAATTATTTGAAAGAGCACTTACCTGAGAATGGAACCTTAACTATGGAAGAGTTCATTGAGTTAATAAAGCAAAATGAAAAACCTGAGTATCACGAACTTGGAGATTTAGGTCCAATTTATGGCAAACAATGGAGAAGTTGGGGCAGAAAGAATGTGGTAAATTATGATTTAGAAAATGTAAAATGGTCAGACAAGGATAAGGTTATGGAACTAATTAAAAATGGTGGAGATTATAGTAAGTATGATGTTAAAGTAACATACCAAAATAATTCAATAGACCAAATCCAAAACCTAATCAACGAACTAAAAACAAATCCTGATAGTAGAAGATTAATGGTTAGTGCTTGGAATGTAGGTGAATTAGACC